ACGCGGCCACGTCCGCGAACGCGGCCGGCGACAGCGCTGATGCGGCTTCGACCAGTGCTTCGACCGCTTCCACGAAAGCGACCGAGGCCAGCCAGTCGGCCACGTCCGCGACCGAGGCCAAGAACGCGGCAGAGACCGCCAAGGCTGGGGCCGAAACCGCCGAGACCAACGCAGCGACCTCGGAAACGAACGCGGCCGGGTCCGCGGCTTCGGCGGGCACGTCGGCCACCAACGCGGCCAACTCCGCGAACGCGGCTGGTGACAGCGCTGATGCGGCTTCGACCAGTGCTTCGACCGCGTCCACGAAAGCGACCGAGGCCAGCCAGTCGGCCACTTCGGCTACCCAAGCCAGGAATGCTGCTCAAACAGCCCGGGCTAGGGCCGAAACCGCCGAGACCAATGCGGCTCTGTCCGAAACGAACGCGGAAGGGTCCGCAGCTTCCGCTTCCACATCAGCATCCAACGCGGCCAGCTCTGCAAATGACGCTGGGGACAGCGCTGACGCTGCAGCGACCAGTGCGTCGACCGCTTCCACGAAGGCGACCGAGGCCAGCCAGTCCGCTGAAGCCTCTGAAACAGCCCAGCTGGCCGCGGAGACCGCCAAGTCCGGTGCCGAAACCGCAGAGTTCAACGCTGCCACCTCGGAAACGAACGCGGCCGGGTCCGCGGCTTCGGCGGGCACGTCGGCCACCAACGCGGCCTCCGCGAACGCGGCTGGTGACAGCGCTGATGCAGCTTCGACCAGTGCTTCGACCGCTTCCACGAAGGCGGATGAGGCCAGCCAGTCTGCAACCGCAGCCACCCAAGCCAGGAATGCTGCTCAAACAGCCCGGGCTAGGGCCGAAACCGCCGAGACCAATGCGGCAACCTCGGAAACGAACGCGGAAGGGTCCGCAGCTTCGGCGGGCACGTCGGCCACCAACGCGGCCAATTCCGCGAACGCGGCTGGCGACAGCGCTGACGCAGCTTCGACCAGTGCTTCGACCGCATCCACGAAGGCCAATGACGCTGAACAGTCTGCCTCGGTAGCTACGGCCGCAAAGGATCTTGCCCAAACGGCCCGGACCCAGGCTCAGAATTTCCGCAACGGGGCCGTGAGTGCCAAGGAGGACGCCGAGACAGCTTCATCCAACGCTGCCACGTCAGCTGGCATAGCCACGGATGCTGCGAACGATGCTGGTGATAGCGCTGGCGCCGCGGCTGGTAGTGCCTCGACCGCCGCCTCGAAAGCGACGGATGCCGAGCAGTCGGCGACTGCCGCCCAGGGCTTCAGCACCACCGCCAGGTTGGTAGCTCAAGATCTCCTGCCTTCGACGATGGAAGGGGAAGGGGACTTCTGGGTCAAATCGAATAATCAGCCCCCTGAGAACACAACCCCACATACGGATTATATGATCAGCTCTCTGACTGGGGGCAAGGTGGCTGTTGTTGGACCCACCAACGATACAATTGGCACACGCGGCTGGCTGCGGGTATCTCCGGGCCGGATCTACAAGTTCACTGTGCAGGGCTATGTTTTCTCGGGTGGGACTGTCAATTCCCGTCTAGGTGGATATGGGCGGGACGCCACGGGGGCCTCAGCTTCCACCAACACCCAAAACCCAGGCAATATCGTACTGACTGAAGCAGAGGGTCTGTTCACTAACTCGGCACTATTTTCTCTGGAAAACGAACCGGGAGTGACGCAGCTTGACGCGGGAACGGTTGTTTTCCGTCCTCATTTCCGGGCCAATTCTGGGAGCAGCACCACTGGGACGGTACATCTTATCTCCCTCCTGGTTGAAGATGTCACGGAAAGCGTTGATGCCTCGAAGAGCGCTGGGGCCGCTTCTGATTTTGCCCAAGCGGCTTCCGTCAGTGCGAACGACGCCGGCCAGGAAGCTGCCGCGGCCACTCAGGCGAAGAACCTGGCTGAAACAGCCCGAGGGCAGGCTCAGACCTTCCGCAATGAAGCTGCGACTTCGGCCTCTAATGCCGAAGGATCTGCTGACACGGCCACCATCCAGGCTGGGGTGGCCACGCAATCTGCAACGGATGCTGGTGTCAGTGCCGGGGCTGCATCTGACAGCGCAACTCTTGCAGGGACCAAGGCCACAGAAGCTGGCCAGGAGGCAACAGCGGCCACTCAGGCGAAGAACCTGGCTGAGACAGCCAAGGGGCAGGCTCAGACCTTCCGCAACGAAGCAGCGAACTCGGCCTCGAATGCCGAGGGGTCTGCTGACACAGCCACCATCCAAGCTGGTCTGGCGGCAGGATCAGCAAATGACGCTGGGGGCAGCGCTGACGCCGCCTCAGAAAGTGCCTCGACGGCTTCGACGAAGGCTGGCGAGGCTGGCGCTTCTGCGGAAGCTGCAAATACGGCGAAACTGGAGGCCCAAACAGCCCGTGGGCAGGCTCAGACTTTCCGCAACGAGGCTGCATCTTCCAAGAGTGACGCTGAAGGAGCAGCCAATACAGCTACCATCCAGGCGGGGGTGGCCACGCAATCTGCAACGGATGCTGGGGAAAGCGCTGATGCCGCCTTCCAGAGTGCTTCGACGGCTTCGACGAAGGCTGATGCGGCTGGTGTTTCGGCTCAAGCCGCAAACGACGCCAAGCTGGAGGCTGAGACGGCCAAGACCAATGCAGAGGTGGCAAGGAACGAGGCTGTAAGTGCCAAGGATAACGCCGAGGGTTTTGCCTCCGCAGCGTCTGCTAGCCTTGCGCTGACGGCCAAACTGGCCTCGGCCACCCCGGTTCTGCCCTCGACGTTCGAAGAAGGGGCAATCCACTTCAGTTCCTCGTTCAATGGTCCCCCAGGGAGGGACCAGAGCTTCTCGGCAGACATGGCCACCCCTGAGAGACCCGATACTGGCCCGTCTATCCGGTTCACAGACACCTCCACTTCGGGGAACCGGATTGTTGCTTCGCAAGGGGCGATCCGGCTTCAGGAAGGTCACAAGTATCGGCTGCGGGTTCGCTTCATGCGGCTGGGGGCGACGTATACAAACGGGGATCCCTTTTCGGTCAATATCCGATATTTGGACAGCTCCTACACCTCGATATCTTCTCGTGTATGGTCGGAGATGGGCAGCAATGATGGGCCCAACAACACGGTGACCGAGAAGGATTTCATCCTTGACACCACCGAGGTCACAATCCCATCAGGCACAATCTGGCTGCGCCCAATGGTGTTCAAGCGGGGCGACTACAATGAGACTGGTCAGTCCAATATGGTCTTGGCCCAGATGCTTTTCGAAGACATCACAGAGGTCGACGCTGCCCAATCCAAGGCCGGTGAGGCTTTCTCGGTTGCTACAAATGCATCTTCTGCCACAGCGGGTATCACTCAACAGATCGAAGTCGAGTTTGGGAGCTGGGAAGGTTTCATTCTTGATGCGTCTTCTGCGATAGCCACGGCTGAAGGGGTTACTGCCAGAGACTACCTTGGAGTGGCCACTGGGGGGGGTGTCGCCTCTCTCGAGCTGCTGTCTTTCGATGGTGTAGAAGGATCGGGCACCTCGGTTGTCCTGACCGGTGATGAGATCATCGCAGACGGCAGCTTGACAGCCAAGAAACTGAAAGTCGGCTCCGACGCCAACCTGATCAACAACTCTGATTTCCGTCAGGGCCTGGCGAACTGGACTATAGAGGGGAATGGAAACATTGGGGCCCAAGGTAGCTTCCGGGTCCGTCAGCCTGGGGAAAACTGGGCCGGGAGCCACCACCCGACGCTTGAGATCAGTACCACTGAGCCTGAGACCAATAATGGTTTTGTCCGGGTCTCTGCCACTCCGATGGACAAGGACGGCAATATTCAAAAGGGCTATCTGGTTGAAGGTAATGCCTGGTACCAGATGTCCTGCCGCTGGTCCCTGCATCGGTGTAATGCCCGGTTTGTCGTTGACTGGTACGACGCCGATGGAGGCAACCTCGGCGTCACTCAGCCCTTCAACGATAACAACCAGATTACCGGTCTAACCAACGACCCTGATAGCTGGCCTAAGAACGGTGTGATAGTCCAGGCGCCGGCCGGCGCCCGGTATGCTCGAGTGGGCTTCCAGATCTATCGGACGTTGACGCAGCAAACTTCGTTTGCCTTTATTCACAAGCCCTTCTTCGGACCCACGAAAGAGGGCGCCGATCTGATGAAGTACACCCCGGGAGGGAATACCCTGATCGATGGCAATTCGATCCGGACCGGGACCATCGAGGCGGGGATGGGGGTATTCTCCGGGCCGTTGCAGTCCGACGACTTCTCCTCGGGTTCCGATGGATGGCAGATCAACAAGAACGGGTCGGCAGAGTTCAACCAGTTGATCGTGCGTGAAAGTCTTGTGGTCGGGTCCGTGTCGGATATTAAGCAAAACTACTTCCCCAACGAGTACCGGTGGTACTCTGACGCCTGGACCCAGAGGGGTGACGATATTTCTCTTGGTCAAATGAACCCTGAAGATCTCTGGACTATCCACTTTGCGATTCAGTGGAGGAGCACCGGGTTCACACCAAGCGGAGATAAGTTCGATCCCACTTTTTCGGAAACACGCTTCCGAATTGACAGAGAGTACCAGGAAGACGGAGTCTGGCAGGGTTGGGTTACTATCTATGGCCTTGATACCAGGGACACATTCTGGCGCCAAGCAAACTTCTTTGAGAACATTGCGGGAAGCTACACAAACGTCCGGTACCGAATGATGACAGCTGTTGCCGGGGGCGAACCTCATCCCGGTAATCTCTTCAGAGGGGCTAACCTCTCCGCCAGAAAGATCGTCAGATAAATAGGGGCATACAAGATGATAATTTGGGCAAAACTTGAGACCGACGGCTGCGTGTACTACGCGGGAATCTCGAAAGAGCTACCCACGGGTGCAGTTCAGCTACCCAGGGGTGTTATGCCTTCGGGAACCGGCTCTCTGATGTACACTGAAGAAGAGGGGTGGGCCGAAAGGCCCCTCCTCCCTGACCCCGTGATCTCGGGCAACACAGTCTCAATGAGTAGCCCGCCGGAAGGGCTCCGCTGTATTGTCATAGACTTTGAGACTCAGGCGCAACTCGGGAGTGTTTCTCCCGAGGAAGGAGAGCTGCTGGTTGAACTTCCGGACCCGGGGGTCTACCGACTTGAATTCGAGACACCCAGACCCTTCCAGAAGCCAGAAGATTTGATCTTCGAAGTTCAGGAGGAAGAAACATGACTGTAGTGACTCGAAATCAGAGTGCAATCCAAGCAGCCAAAGACCGGAAGCTGGGGGGAATTCGAGAGGCCCACATGAGGCGGGCTAACCAGATGATCGGAAAACTCAGAGAGAATTTCGTTACGTCCCTCCCCGGCCAGGACATGATCTACAAAGCCAAGGAGGATGAAGCCCGGTTGTATCTGTCCTTGGACCCCGAACCCGAAACACTGGATGGGTTCCCCTTCCTCAGAGCTGAGATAGGCATCCTGGCTCCCACAGCGGAGCTGGTAGCGCAGACGTGGATTGGTATGGGCGCTTACTGGCGAGAGGTAGCCGCCTCACTGGAGGGCCTTCGTATCGGGACCAAGGGGGCGCTTTCAGCGGCCAGTTCTGAGGCTGAGATGGACCAGATTATGGAAACCTTTGAACAGCAACTGGAGGCCTTGGGATGATCCGCTTCGCAAAACGACATGATATCCCAGAAATGGCCCTCCTGGCCTTTCGGAACCGGGAGAGCTTCGGGGGCCTCATGACAGCAGAAGATCTGAACCGGATGCTCCGTGAGGAGGCGTCTCTTCTCATCGTGGCTGAGACCCACAAACTGGTCGAGTTCTCGGTCATGAAGATCTCTCACCACCCAGATCTTCGGATATGGTCCTCCTTCACCGCCGCGGAACCCGGCACCTCCTCTGAGATCAAGAGGCAGGTTCGGGAGTTCCAGGTCAAGATCGCCAAAGAGCTCGGGTTCGATAAGATATGGGGGCATGTTTTGCACAGCAACCCCGCAGCTCTGGCTCGGCGTATCAAGTCCGGTTGGACAGTGGAACAGGAAGGCTCCAGGGCTTCCCTGATCAGCCTGGAGGTCGCGACGTGAGGCAGCTCCCCCGCCCAATCTACATCACCTGGCGTGTTTTCCAATCCTTCGGCCAGACAGGTACTAGGTTGTTCAATGCAGTCGTTCTGGGGGGATCCACCCGACAGTCCACCAGCGCACGGGTTCACGTCGAGCAATGGCCTCGGGCCAGGGTGTGGATCAACAACTTCTTCCGCCTGTTCGGCCAGGAGGATCACTGCAGGGACTCCTGGGAGGCTGAGGTACATGACGCCCTGAGAACCCTCGAAAAGAACAAGATGTTTGAAGTCAAGTCCTGTTCCCAGAAACCTCCCAAGCATACTACCCGTAGCAGATAGAAGGATATCCCTATGGGAAAGCAGAAGACGAAGCCTCGCTACCAATCGGAGGAGGCTACGCCTCCTATCAGACAGCGCCGAGCACCACCGCTCAAACCCCGCAATGCGCGCCAGGCAGATCTGCTTTCCCTTCTCAGCACTCGTCAACTGACATTCGCCACTGGCCCCGCCGGCACGGGCAAATCCTATTGCGCCACTCGGTTCGCCTGCAGCCTGTTCGACACCCGGCAGATCGACAAGATCGTCGTCACCCGCCCAATGGTCACCTCGGAGGAAGACCCAGGGTTTCTGCCAGGGACGCTGGGGGAGAAATATGCCCCCTATTTTGCCCCAATCCGGGAGATCCTGGAGGAAGACTTGGGCCGGGGTCAGATCGAGTATTTCATCAAGAGCGGCCAGATAGAAATTGCCCCACTGGCTTTCCTACGGGGCCACACTTTCAAAAACTGCTTCGTGCTGTTCGATGAGTGCCAGAACACCACCAAGTCGCAGATGAAGCTGTTCCTGACCCGGATCGGGGAAGGGGCGCGTCTCTGCCTGATGGGGGACACCGAACAGGTGGATGAGCCGCATTTCTGTGGTCTGGAAGACGCTGTGGACCGGTTCGGCCGTCTACCCGAAACCGGCCTGGTTGAGTTTCTCGACGAGGACATTGTCCGGTCCCCTCTGGTGCGAAAAATTGTTTCCGGTTACCGGAGATAAACCAGTATTAACCGCAAATAGTCCTTAGGCTCTGACTTGAAAATCCAAGTCGAGAAGCCGATGAACATTCAAACACCAAAGTATGGTAACTGGCTCACCTTTGGGAATGTGCTGACCATTATGTTTGGCGTGATATCCGCCACGGGCATGTTCTTCATCATGGACGCCAGAACACAGTCCAACGAGCGATATATCGTTGAAATCCGATCGGACGTGTCGAAGGTCGAGGAGGACGTTCGCGTCCTACAGACCGACAGCGCCCGAAGCGAAGAGAAGTACATCGCTATCTTCAATTTGCTGAACCGGATCGACAGCAAAATAGAGCGTCTTGAGAGGCAGAGATAATGGCCATGACCGCCCAGCAGGAGGCGGTTTGGAGCCGTCGTGAAAAGGGGATGTCCCAGAGGGAGATCGCTGAAGAACTCAACATCTCACGGCGTACAGTACGAGGACACCTCGCTGCGGTGAAGACAGACCCGGCCATTGCCGAAGCTATGGCCGCGTTCGGGCTCGAGATCCAACCTAACCAGGTGTGGTTCAAGAACCCACAGTTCTCTGTCCAGGCCAAGATCAAACCTCAGGGCGAAGCAGACTTTCTGACACGGGTCACTGAGGCCTTCGAGAACATCCCCCAAGCCCCTGATATCCAACGCAGGTTCCCGATCGATACCGAAATGATGGTGGTCTATCCGCTGTTCGATGTTCATCTGGGAATGCGCGCCCATGCAGGGGTTTCCGGTGAGGAAACCGACCTGAAGACGGGCGCGCAGCGTGTTCTAGAGGGGCTTTCCTATATCATGGGAGGGTCACCGAATTCCTACCGGGCCGTCATCATAAACGGCGGCGATTTCACTCACCAGACCGATGACATGAACAAGACCCGCCGAAGCGGCCATGGCCTCGATGTGGATGGTCGGAATGTGATGACGGTCCTGGAGGCCATAGAAGTGATCTCGGCCGGGATCGAGATGGCTCTCACCAAGCATGAGGTCGTGGACTATTACTCCGTTCCAGGTAACCACGACCCCCAAAACTGGGAAACGATCCTGATCGGCTTACGGGAACGCTATCGCAACCACCCTAGGGTGACGATCTACTTCAACTTCGACTTCGCGAATTCATCCGAGTTCTCGGTTGTTGAACATGGCGAGGTCGCGCTTTTCATCCACCACGGGGACAAGCGTACCCCGAAAGACCTGGCGATGTTCTGTGCGGCCGAGTTCCCAGACGTCTGGGGTCGGACCCGCTACCGTCTGCTGATCACAGGGCATCTTCACCACCTCAAGGTCGACGAGTTTCCAGGCATCACCTGGATGCAAATGCCCGCCCTCACCGTGCGCGACCAGCATGCCTCCGGGGGCTACCGCTCCCACTCTCTGATCATGGCCATGGGGTTCGATCGGAGGAGTGAAATTTCACGAAACCAGTGGAGACTATGATGAAGACCCTCGACATCCAGCACACCCTGAAGTCCCTAGGATACAACCCTGGTCCCTTGGATGGGATCGATGGACCAAAAACGCAGGCGGCACTCGCGCTGTACAACCGCCAGAACCGAACGCCTCTGCACCGCGCACAGCCGCTGCCCTGGATGCGGGAAATCACGTCGGTCTTTGGGATGCACGAGGTCCGCGACAACGTCGCTCTGAGCCGCTGGTTGCGTTCCGATGGCCGCTTCCTTGGCGACCCGGCCCAGCTCCCCTGGTGTGGTGACGCCATTGATACTGCGTTCCGTCTGACACTGACGAAGGAGGTTCTCCCTCCGAAGCTCGAGGAGAACCCATATTGGGCGCGGCACTGGTCCGAGTTCGGCCAGGCATGCCCCCCCGTCTTTGGCGCGGTCGTGACCTTCTCCCGTGGTTCGGGAGGCCATGTGGGCTTCTTGATTGGCGTTTCTCGCGACGGGAAGCTGCTTCGGGTTCGGGGCGGCAACCAGTCGGACATGGTGACTGACAGCTGGATTGGAGCGCATCGCCTACTGGCCTCCCGCTGGCCGAGCTCGGTCTCGACCCGGCTGCAGAAGCCCGCACCGGTGCTCGACTATGATGGTGGTTTTGTGTCCACGAACGAGGCCTGATCATGCTCCGCTATCTCACCACACTGGTGTTCGGACGTGGATCCTCCGGTAAGCGTGAGGGGGGTTGGGTCGTTTTTGTCATAACGACAGGGATCCTGCTCTGGCTGATCAGGGAGCATGCACAAGGCAAGGACATGTCGGCGTTCATCGGGCTGATGACCATTGCCTGGCCGGCGTCCATGGGGGCTGCTGTTGGGCCTCATGTCCTCCATCATATAAAGCCTCCAAAATGAGAATACTCCTCCTCTGCTTCCTCCTGGCTGGCTGTGGCGCCAGCCCCCTCAATCTCCTCACCGGAGGGGGGCCCAATGTCGCGGCCAACGTCCAGGCCGGCCAGACCAATTCTCAGACGGTTGGAACCACCAACAACGTGTCGCAGAAACTGGTTCGCCCAGTGGCCCGTGAAATCCGGCAGTCGAATGACACAAGCCGGGTCAAGTCTGATCGTGTGGAGACCGTGACGATGAATGAAGGACTAAACCACTGGTGGTTAATCGGCATTCTTCTCTGGTCACTGCTTTTGTGGGAACTTCCACGCCCCGCTCAGATGGGAGCTTGGATCAACAAGAAGGTATTCCGGCGTGGATGAAGAAGACGAGGTATATATCCCGGTCGAGGTCACGCTGCTGGTTGAGATCGGCGGGGACGTCCACTTCCACAGGATAATGTGCGAAGCGCCGGAGTTCGAGATATCTTCCCAGATCGTCTCGACCTATGCCGAAATGGAGGGTGCTCGGATCCGGATCTGGCACAATGAGAAACCCTCGGAGCTTCCTCCAGCGGCCAACCATTGGGGCAGCCTCGTCCTGCAATGAAAAAGGCCCCGAAGGGCCTTTTTCTAGAGAAATTTTCCGAACAACATCTTGATGGCCAGGATGGGTGGCGGGATTGGATACCGACGCCGATGTGGCATGTCCTGGGTCTTGTACCAGTGGGGCATCATGTTGTCGGCCCAGGAGCCCCGGAACCACAGAACCAGATGCCCATCTCCCGTCTGGGTCCGCACGAACCAGAAGACGGCCTGGAAGGTGAGGACATAGAACCAGAAGCGGATCAGGTTCTTCTTCGCCAGTACATACAACAGGGTCAGGGCGAACCCGTCGCAGTCGTCGCGGATCGGTCCAGCCCCCTTGGTGATGTTCCAGGTATCCCACTTCCCATCCAAGGTGTAGATGAAGCGGTTCTCGACGCTCTGCAGTGCTTCCTCCCGGTTCATGCTTCACACGCGCTGCAGCTGAGGATGTCCCGCACGAGCTCCTGGCTCATGTTCTGCCCCTTCTGGTAGTAGAGGGACTTTACCCCCATCCGCCACGCCGACAGGACTAGCTCGTTCACATCCTTCATTGGGGTCTTGGGGTGGATCATCAGATTGATCGACTGCATCTGGTCGATGAAGTTCTGGCGGGCTGCGGCCTGCTGGATGATTTCCATCTGGGAGATTTCGCCGAAGGTCTTGAACACGGCCCTTTCATGGTCTGTCAGGCAGGTCAGGTGCTGAACCGAACCACCGCGGGCCAGAATGGACTTCCAGGTGTCATCGAGCCAGGTGTCTCTCCAGCGATCCTGTTCGTGGTCCGACAGATCCTTGGGGATGAACTCCAGGACGCGGTCCTCGAGCAGCTCTTCCAGATAGGGGTTGCGGTAGGTGAACTTCCCCTTGGCGAGGTTCATCGTGCCATAGGTGAACTGTTCGGGTTCGATCGAGGCCGACACCTGGCCAAGAATGAACGAAGAGCTCTTGGTGGGGGCGATGGCCGTCAGGGTGACATTACGGCGACCGTATCCTTTGAGCAGGGGCGGCTCTCCGTAGATCTCGGCCAGTTTCTTGCTGGCTTCCAGGGCCTGGGTCGCGATGGTCTTGTGGACTTCCACGTTCAGCAGCTTGGCTTCGAAGCTCTCGAAGGGGATCATCTTGGAGTGCAGCATCGAGTGGTAGCCAAGGGTGCCCAGACCGATCGCGCGCTGGTTCACAGCGAAGTTGTGGGCGGCTTCCATGTGAGGCATGTTCGCCGTCTTCTCGATGTACTCGGACATGACAGCGTCGAGGAAGAACACATAGGTCTCGACCGCGTCGGTGTCCTTCCATTCGTCGTAGTAGAGCAGGTTCATCGAACCGAGGTCGCAGACGTAGCTCTCGTTCAGGCTTGAGGCCAGGGCGATCTCGCTGCACAGGTTCGAGCCCTTGATGATCATGCCTTTGTCGAGATAGACGTCTGGGGCCAGGCGGTTCACCGTGTCGTGGAAAACGATGTAGGGGAAGCCTGTCTCGTAACGCTTCTTGTGAACCCTGGCCCAGATCTGGCGCTTCTTGGGGTCACCGGCTTCCATTTCTTCCAACCACTGGTCCGTGACCGTGATGCCGAGGGACAGCTGTTGGATCAGCGAACCCTCCTCACGACACCCGAGGAATTCCTCGATATCGGGGTGTTCGATCGGCAAATACGCGGCGAAGTTCCCCCGACGCACGTTCCCCTGGCTGATCACGTCGATCTGGGTTTCGAACAAGCGCATGAAATGCACAGGGCCATCGGCGTGACCACCCGTATTGATCTCTGACCCCCGTGGGCGTAGATCCCCGAAGAAGCCCGATGTGCCAGCTCCGTTCTTGGTCATCATGCCGACCTCGCCGAGCTTGGTCATCATGCCGGCGATGTCGTCAGGAATGTAGCTGTTGTTGCAGGAGATCGGCAGGCTGTAGCGGCCGAAGTTGGACATGACCGGGCTGGCCACGCTGTACCAGCCACGGCTGGCATAATCGTAGAACTTCCGGGCGAAGCCGGGGCTTTCCAGGATCAGTTCAGCGGTCTGGGCCATTTCCCAGAAACGCTGTTCGGTTGTCTGGCCTTCAGCCAGATAGCCCCGCGCCTGGAACTGGCGGGAGGCGGGGTTGGCCCATGAGAAGGGGATGCGTGTCAAAATAGGTCTCCTGCGTCAAACGACTGCGTCCCTTTTCCGTATTCGACGGGACGTTTCTGGAAGAAATCGGTGGTCGTGGTGCCGAGAGACTCCTCGTCCATCCACCGGGTGAGGGTCAGCATCTCCTTGCTGACCGGGAGAACCGGGGCGAACCCGATTGCGTCCAAGGACGTGTTGATGCGATCGGCGATGTAATTCTTGAGGACTTCGGGGGAGATCCCGGGCTCGGCATGAGCGTAGTCTCCCAGGATCCATTCAATCACCTGGCCCTCGGCCAGAAAGGCTTCGAATGCCTCGCTGCGAACGCGCTCTTCCAGTTCGGCGTCGAACAGGTCGGGGTATTCTTCCCGCAGGGTGTTGATGATCTTGATGCCCACTTGGGCGTGGAGCTGTTCTTCGTTCCGGGTGTATTCGACCTGCTGGGCCGTATCCTTGAGGACGTTGTGGAACCGGTTGAAGTGCATCACGATGAGAAACTGGCTGAACAGCGAGACGTTCTCGACGAAGAGGGTGAAGAGAGCAATCGCGTAGATGTATTGCTTGCGGTCGTCTTCGTAGGTCCGGTTGAGATACTTTCGCAGATACTTGACCCGGCCTTCAACAACGGGCTCCTTCAGGTTGTCCTCGAAGACGCTCTGCAGGCCAAGGACGCTCAAAAGCTTCTCATAGGCCTGATTGTGGATGACCTCGTTCTGCGCCATGACAAAGCCAAGGTCCGTGAGGCCGGGGTGGGGGAGATTGTCGCCCAGATTGGCCCAGAATTTCTTGACCGCGATCTCGATCTGCCCGATGGCAGAGAGGGTGCGGACGATGACGCCTCGTTGTTCCGCGGTCAGTTCCCCATGAAACTGGGCATAATCGGACCGGAAGTTGAACTCGTTCGGCGTCCAGTGGCTCTGCCAGATTGCGTCGATGAAATCCTGGGTCCAAGGATACTTGTTCGGTTTTCGGGAAACCTGCTCAGTGAACAGCATGCGCAACTCCGGTTGAAATGAAAAGGTCCGGTGAGCAAGTCGCCGGACCTTCAGAACTACCAGATCGTTAAGTCAAAGTCATTCTTGACTTCGGGAAATGGGCTGGATTTTTTTAATCGTTTGCTGGGCCATATGGGCCGCTCGGGCCTCCATGTCGCCGGAGTCAACGTCCAAGGCCCACCAGATCTTATGGAGGTTCCTCTCGGCCAGAGCCAGTTTGGCTTCCAACACATCCAAGCTGTCGGCCATTCTCTCCATCATCGGAATGGTCCCCAGCCGGGGGGAGTGGCCCGCCCGGTCAAGCAGACGGATCTGCTTCTCGATCGCTTCTCGGCTGATGTCAGTGTCGAATTCTGAAAAGCGATCGATGTCCTCTTGCGTGATCATGTTCCGACAGCCTCCATCTCGGCGGCGACATCCCGGTTGACCGCTGCCTCGGTTGTGAACTTTTCAGGATACCGGGCAGACAGCTTGCCGATATTGGCCTGCTTGAGGTCGTCCAAGGTCCATCCCTCGTCTTCGGCCAGGATCTGGACAGCATATAGGACACTCCCGACATGCTGGCCAAACCGCGCTTCGTCGAGGTCCAGGCCATAGAACAAGCTGCGTTTGATGCAATCCAGACCCTCGCCTGCCGAGCCGAGCAATGCCCGGAAGGGGTCTTCCTCGACTAGCTCCCGGTTGCAGAGCAGGATCAGCTTCTCGATCTCGTCAAGCTCGAAGACCGAGGCCACGATCGCCACATACCAGAGGATATCGCCGAGCTCTTCCTTGACATTGGTCACATCCTCGTCGCTGAGCAGCAGCTCGGCGACCTCGGTCGACATCCCGACGGCCGCATGGAGAAGTCGGGGTGTGTCCACCTTGAAGAGGTCGATGCTTTCGGTGCGGGTGGCTTGGTCGATGTAGTCTTTCATGGTCATTCCTGTTCTGTAAGCTGGAGAAAGTCTTCGCTGGTCATCAGGCTCATCGGGCTGTCGGCGCCGTTGTACCAGGTGCAGCTGAAGGGTCGTGCCTCGTCGAGGGCCAGTTCGAGGCCGTAGGAGATACCCAGCGCCCCCATATATTCCTGAGAGATCGCGTGAGTTGGATCAAAGAACACCCCATAGGGGTCTGCCCTCTCGGCGGCGATGAACGCAACGGTGCCGTCGTAGCTGATCTGCAACTCTGATCTGTCCCGGTCGAGAACTTCGAACAAGGCGGCAGGGTCTTTTGGGGGGTTGAGTACCGGGGCCATAAGGCCCCGGCTAAATACATCACCGCTCATGGGCAGCCTCCCCGGGGATCATCTTGCGGAACTGGCACCACCCATACAGGTTGCCATGCAGTTCTGGCTTGCCCCAGCGTTTGCGCGACCAGCGCTTGTCAGGTGTGGCCTGATGTTCTGTCGGGCTGGCATGTTTCGGGTCTCCTCCCATGAGACGATCGAACAGTGCCTTATCGGCCTCCAAAGTCGTGGAGACACCATCGTGGGTCAGATAGCTGACCCGGGCGCAGCGCGCGGCAGAGACCTTGCGGGCCGTCTCGAGGTCAAGGGAGGGGTCTGTGGCGTAGGGAAGATGCCACTCACCAGGTTCCAACGGGGTTGGCTCCGATGCCTCGAGCGCGTCCAATATGGCGAAGGCCAAGGCCTGGATCGTAGGGTCGGCGTCCTCGTGTGCCCGGAGAGCGAAGAAGTTTGCCCAGTCCGTGCCCGTGGCAACCACCTCGATATGGCTCCAGGGCTCGAGCATACGGTTCGCGACCTGCTTGTGCGCCCCGGCCCACTGCGACACCCTGGCCCCCAGGATAGCGGCGCGCTTGACGCTGTGCCAGGCCAGACGCACCAGAACCCGGCGGATGCCGGTGAGCTCTGCTCCAGCTTGCATCCCCGGCTGGTTGGAGCCCCACGCGACGGGTTCGGCCGGATCGGCCAGGATGTTCTTGATCACCCGCTTGATCGGGACCGCCCGACTGGAGCCCGCGTTCCGGCTGGGCTTTCGATGCGTCATGAATTCAGAGTGGATAAGGCGGGGGTATTTGAGCTGGAAAGTGGTGAGCCGGATACCTTCCGGGCTCACACTGTCCAGAATAACCTTGGCTTCGATGCTCACAGCTCAACCTCATTGAGCTGCGCGACCGCGCCGGCCAGGTGGTGGTCGATCAAGGTGGCGATAAGCGCCTCGTCCACGCCGGCCTGCTTGGCCTCCTGGTAGCAGTCCTTGTAGCAATGGATGAGATCCAATGCGGACTCGCGAATGATTGCCGTGAATTGTGCCGTCGCGTCGTTCAGTTCCCGGTGCAGAGTGCTCACGGGGTCTTCGGTTTGCATGATGGCTGTCATCTGGATCTTTCCTGTATGTAAGTGACTGCTTTTGCGTGAAGTTGTTCGATGGAGCCGGTGTTGTAGAAGGTCTCACTCGCCTCCAACCGGTTCATTTCCATCTCAGAGATGTGGGGATCATTGCCCTCCAACCCTGGCCGGTGGACCCGGACTAGCTCACCACCCAGATCCTCGATCACACGATGCTCGTGTTCGAACCTGATGTCGGTGCAGATTACATCTACGCCTTTGATCAAGAGCTCCTCGGCTTTATGGCGGAAGATCTCCGACCAGATTAGGTGATCTGGGTCGATCATCCTCCCCCATTCGGTGCCAAGACTCTGCATCGCCAACCGCGGGGTCGCCCCACGGAGGACTTCGCAAGGGGTCTGCTTCAGATCCCCATCGATCTTTCTCTGAATGATTTCCCCCTCCAGCCCTGCGGAGCGATACATCGACCAAAGCATACCCTTCAGAGGGTCGGCCATTTTCAGGACGAGGAACCCCCTCTGGATGAAAGGGTGCGAGAAGGTATCCTTCCCGCTGCCCTTGTTTCCTATCACACCAACCAGCATCAGTAGAACCAGGGTGTGCGGCGGATTGGTTGCCGGGTGGAGGGGACGGCATACTGGATGATCCATTCACCATCCCGCCCCTGACACATGGTGACGCGGCCACGGTCATGATCGCGCTTGGCGTCGATCAAGGTCTGGGCATCCTCCACCGGCCAGTGGGGTGCTGTGGCACGGCGGCGGGAGATGATATGCCGTTGGAGAGATGGCCGGCCCCACCCTGGGAGATGATCCCCCCGCTCCATCATCGTGGCCCGGATGTCTGACAGCTTGCAGCCTGTCATCCGCTGGACCTCATATGGGTTCCGTGTCTTCTCGAGGGCGTCCGGTATTTTCTTCATTTTTTCAGCTCGATCGTGTTTTGGGTTTCGGGGCGCTTGTGAGTGACCAGGATCACCTGTGAGACCTGATCGGTGAGGCGTTGCAGTGCGTCGGCGGTGTAGGCCGCGCGGTCGTCGTCCATGGCTGCATCGACCTCATCGGCCATGAACAATGAGAAGACCCGGTTGGTTAGGATCTGACCGAGGGCGATGCGGATGGCCAGGTTGGCCACGGCCTTGCCGCTCCCGGAGAGCGTGTTGATCCGCTGCTGGTCGATCAGGATCTCGAAATCTTCGTCGACCTCGACCTCGTAGCGTTCACCGCCGGTCATGCGCGACAGCAGCATTGAGGCCACCTTGTTTAGCGACGGGAGAAGATGCGTCTTCACGCTGACCTTCAGCGCCTGGATGATCTCGCGGGCCTTCAGGAACTCGCCCGACTTCTTCTCAAGGGCCTCGACCTCGGCTGTTTTCTCGTTGAACACCTCGAGGTCACGCTCGTAGCGCTTCTGGTCACGCTCGTAGATCTGGGCCATCTGAAGCTCTGTCTCCAGTGCGGCCAACTCCTGGTCCACACCCTCGAGCTCGGCGAAGCGCGCCTTCTTCTCTTCGAGGCCAGTGTTGTATTCGTTCCAGGCCTTCAACTGGCGCTGGTAGGTGTCCAGCTTGCCTTCGTAGTCCAGGACCAGAGACAGTTCTTCGGAGCGATCCGGCATGTCGGCCAGGGTCGTCTCCATCGTCTCGATCCGCTCCTGCAGGTCGAGGATCTGGTCCGCGTTGCCCAGACGAGCCCGATGCTGATCCACCTGGCGACGGCTCATGTCCGGGCGCTCGGCCGGCTCGACGTCTGCCAACTCGCCAAGGTCGGCAACTGGCCACTCGTGCTGGCACTCGGGGCAGCAGATGTGACCTTGGGCCAGCAGGCGCTTCTTCTGGTCCCAACGGTCGGCGGCGTCGTGCTGGCTCTCGATCCCGTCCAGATCGGCTGCGGCCCATTCCTCGGGCTCGATGCCCTCGACCTTGCGGGTCAGGTTCTGGACCGACTGGATCAGGTTGTCCCGGGCCACACGGTAGTCCTTCAGCTCTTTCGAGCTGGCCTCGGACGGGCTGTCACCGGGGGCGACCGGCTCCCGCGGCGTGTGGGACAGGAACCCTTTCAGCTGGTTGAACTCGGCGAGGTCGGTGCGCAGCGACTGCACGTCGATCTCTGAAGAGGGACGGTAGCCCTCGGGCTTGACCGGCACGGACGGCTCGATCAGGCCGGAGGCCAGTGCAGCCGCCTCCCGCTTGAGTGCGTTGCCTTCGCTGCCGCAGTGCTTGATCAGATCGTCCAGCACGTTGAGGCCTACCGTCTGGTCCACCATGGCCTTGCGGTTGGCCGGGGTCATCTCGGACAGGGCTTCGATGTTGCCCTGGTTGCAGGCGTTGGCCACGTCGAACACGTTCAGGTCGTAGCCCAGCACCCGGCGGATGGCCTCGTCGACCGGCTTGGTGCCAGCCACGTTCAGGGTGTCGCCGGTCAGCGTGACCTTGGCGCCCTTGCGGACCACGGAGTAGTCCTCGCCGGCCACGATGAAGTCCAGCTCGACATGGAGCTTCTTGTAGTCCTCACCCTTGCCCCGTAGGGCCTTCGAGCCGAACAGCGCGTAGCGGATCATCTCGACGATCAACGACTTGCCGCTCTCGTTGGGGCCGATGACCCCGGTCAGGCCGGTCTCGAACGTGAACGTCCGGTCCTGATGGGTGAAGCAGTTGTCGAGGTATAAACGGGTGATCATTGCTCAAAAAACTCCATCAGTTCGTCCTTGATCGACAGCCCGTCCAAGGCCGAAGCCAGGAGCTGGTTAATGTCGAGGCTTTCGAATTCCGAGGTGTCCACAACCACGTCCTCCCTGGCCTCACGCTTCGCAGTGAGCGACAGGCAGTCCAGATCATGGGGCAGGGTCTCGCCTTCCTTCAGCAGGACACGGACATTCAGGTTGGTGACGTCTTGCTCAATCGGCAGGCCAGTCGTCACATAGAGACGGCCGTCGGGATCCTCGGCATGGGTGTAGGGCTGCATCGAACCCGTCACGATGATCTTGACCCCATGGCGCTTCTCTTCGCGGGCCAGGTGGTCATGGCCAGAGATAGCCAGGGTGATGCCTTTCTTGGCCAGGAGCGCCGTGGGGATCACGTTGTGACCACCCCAATCCTGAATATCCCAGTGGCCGAAAACCGCGTCGAGCCCGTCTGGTAGCTCGGCCACCAGCTCTTCAGTCGGCAGGAAAGGGTGGTAGGGAACGAACCCAAAATTGCCGAAGACCACTGGTACGTCCTGGACGACAAGGATATTGTCCTGTGCCTCGACCAGTGCGGTGAAGAGATCGAAGCTGGACGACTTGCTGCAGTCCTTGGCCCGGTCGTGGTTGCCTTCCAGGATCACGAAGGTTGTGTTCGGGTTTTTGTTCGCCGCTCCGATGTAAAGCTCGGCCGCTTTCAGAACGACCTCGGGCGGAACCACGAACTTGTCAAACAGATCGCCCATGTTGACGTGATAGTCCGTATCGACGCTGTTGAGCCCGGTCTCGAACTCTTTCCAGACCATCGCCTCGCGATCGCCAACCCGGTGGAGGGGCACCCCCGTCTTGAAAACGCGACCCAGATGCGGGTCGCCCATGGTCGTGTAACTCTTCATTTGGACGCCTCCTTGTTATCAAGGGCGGTGAACAGGGTGACGATCTGATGCAGAACGTCGTGGAGGGCGTTGTGGGCATCCCCTGAGAAGGGCAGTTCCCGGTCCAGGTTCGGCTGGCCAAGGGCCCAGGTGATGCTGCGCAAATCCTTGCAGTCCCAGTAGGCGAAGGGTTTGGCTATGCCATATTCGGCGAAGTAGCTCTCCAGGAACGGATACTCGAACGAGATCGGCTTCGCCCAGAGCGTGACGTTCGTACCACACCAGGCTCCGAATTCCTGGATCACAGTGCGAGGGTCACGCATGCGGCGCCAGATGCCTTCGAGGATGTGTTCGTCCTGAGTGGCCCACCAGTCGCGGGTCTCTTCCTGCCAGTAACGATTGGCTGGTACACCCAGGCACTGGTTGAACATGTTCATGTCGAGAGACCGGGTCTCCAGATCGAACTTTACGGCAGCAATCTGGATGATCGCTGTGTGGTTCGGGTTCGTCCCGGTGGTTTCGATGTCGACCATGATGTTGCTATATGTCATACTTGAATTCTTCCAGTTCTTGCCAGGTCATGGACTTCTTTGACCTTAGGGTGGTGTGGACAACTGGGGCGGGGATGCAGAACCATTGGTCCAACTCTTCTGCTCTGACGAAGAAGAAGTAGATGCCTCCAGCAGCGACGGTGCGGCGCGAGGCAGCGATCTGCCCCTTGCGCAAGTTCTTGAAATGAAAGTGTTTTGGATCGATGGTGGATTTCACTTCAGCGAAAAACCACTCCCCAGAAACCACACAGATGTAATCCGCGGGTTGGGCGGCAACGAAAGCCCTAGCGCCTCCGGTAGCCTTGGCTGCGGCCGTGTCCGTAAGACGGAACACGGCCGCATCCTTGCCATACTGCTCGAAGTGAGCTTCGAATGCCTGTTCGGCTTTTTTCCACTTTGCTCTCATGAAGTCGTTCTATATCACGACTTCAGTCGTGACTAGTTTCGACTTCTGGAAATCAGGATATCGATGGTCGGCTGATCCTCAACCGTGGTTACGACTTGGACACCTTCGATATGCCTGAGGGGCAGACAAGCGTCCTTGTAGGTCAAGGAGCCTTCGCAGTGGCACTCCTGGATAAAATCCGCCTGTTGTTGCAAAGAAAGGAGGATCCGAAGATCCTCCCTACGTTCTCCCGCAAACTGCGTTTGCGGGAGTGGAAATCGCGAGGATCATGAAGGCCGCGATCATGAGGAACCCACCAACGAGCTCAGATTGGACGCAACAGCCTTGGCCTTGCGGCCCTCGGCCTTTGCCAGATTGCACCGCTTCTGGCACTGCTCTGCGGCTTCGGCCTCACGCTTGGCCCGCTCTTCCTCGGCCGCGGCCAGCGTCTCGAGCTGGTCGATGGTCTTCTGGAAGGAACCAACGATCTGTTCCACCGACGGCTTCGGGAAAAGGCGGTTCCAGAGATATTGAAACACGTTCATCAGTTCATCCCCAGTGCTTGGCGATACATTTCTTCGACCGCTTCTTCTTCGGCGATGTCGTCGGCTTCACGCTTGCGCAGGGCGATGATCTTGCGCATCACCTTGGTGTCGTATCCACGCCCCTTGGCCTCGGCCATGACCTCTTTCTGCTGGTCGGCGATGTCCTTCTTTTCAGCCTCGAGCCGCTCATAGCGCTCGATGAACTGGCGCAGCTCGTCGGCGGTCACGCGGTAGCTGTTGTAATCGTGATCGGTCATTTATGTCTCCCCTTGACACTCTTGGCATTCAGAAAAATCGTCGACCTCGTGGGGCTGAACCCACCACCCACAGCTCGAACACTCGATCGCGGCTTCGTCGAAGCCGCGGAGAAAATCTCCGGTTTCGTCGAAGAAATCATCCGGGAGCATTTCACATGATCCGAGAATCTTCTCACCGACCGCACGTCCCCGTTCAAAATCAGCCTGGTCGGTCATGCCGGCAACTCCTTGGCCAGCTGCTCGGGCCGGGACAGGAAGCGACCGTTCGAGCCGATCTTCTTGGTCGGGGTGCGCCGGCGGTTTTTCTTCGTCGACAGCTCACGGAACCCACTTGGGTTCATGGCTGCCATCTCGGCCCATAGGGCTATCTTGGTCAGAGCATCTCCCTTCCCATGCAGGGGGATGTGGACCGGGGCGAACTTACGCCGCTGCAGCATACTGCTTCTCCTCAAAAAGGTAGTGGATGACCTGCTGGATTTGTTCGTCATCCAGCCTCTGGTCCTTAGTCTCAGCGGGGAGCCAGCCCTCCAGGGCAGGAGCCTCGTCGAGTTCGATTTGCCCCAGAGGGGCCCGCTCTGGGTGGTAGGGCTCGAAAGTCCGACCCATAGAGGCGGTTGCGTCAACAGCCAGGTTGCTGATGATTTCGGGATGGTGGCACATGGCCGTCTTGACCAGTTTGATGAACTCGATCGCATCGTCGCGGTGGACCGAGAAAACCAATTCGTCGTGGATCGGGATCATGAACCGGGCGCGCAGGCCACGGGCCTTGATCTGCTTGTTGATCTCCAGGATCGACCGCTTGGCCAGTGTGGCGCAGCTGCCTTGGATCATCGAGTTGACGATCTGGTTGCCAGCACGGTTGGTGAGCTTGCGGACGAACAGGTTCCCGAAGTTGGCCAGACCCTGCTGGTCTGTGGACTCCCACCGGGAGCGCCACATGTGTTGCCATTGGTAGCTGGCTTCAAACTTTTGCCGACGGTGGCCATCTGGCAAGGTCACAAAGCCTTTGTCCCGGGCCTCGTTGATCAGATCAACGCGCCACTGCTCGGCTTCAGGGAAGGTCTCGCGGTAGGCTGCGGTCATCTCCCACATCTTTTCGGAGGACCAGCCCATAGCTTCGCCGGTGGTGTTGAGGGCTCCAGAATACCAGTAGCCGAAGTTGCTCACCTTACCGACCTTGCCGCGAAGATCCTTGGTGACCTCAGAGACGAGGATCCCGAACATATCGGCGGCAGCTTTTTTGTGGAGATCCTTGAAAGGGATCTGGCCGTAGGCTTCCTTGAAGCCTTCGTCGCCCGAGAACTCACCGATCAGAACCAGCTCGATCTGAGACCAGTCTACCGAAACGATCACATGGTCGTCTTCATCCGGGAGATAGAAACCGCGGATGTAGGTGCTTTCTCCCTTCTTGGCCAGCTGCATCGGGTTGGGGAAAGACGCTGCCATCCGCCGGCTGTTCAACTGCGAACTGACCACGGGGTAGACCCGCTGAGTTTCGGGGTCGCACAGCTGCAGATAGGGGGTCAGATACAGCTTCATGCGCTGCTCGATCCCCGCCATGTCGTTCAGGATTTTGATCAGAGGAGCGACATACTCGTTCTTCTTCTCCAACTTCTCCCGAGCATCCTTGTCCGAGGCGACCTTCCCCTTGGAGTAGATCGGTTTGATCCCTGGCAGGTCGTACATCAGGGTCCGCATCATCATGTAGTGCGAGAAGTTGGGCCCCTTCGGCTTGGGCAAGCCCCGTTCCCCGGCCCAGGCGTTCGACACCGCGCCAGCCGTGGTCGCGGCGACCTCGAACAGATCGTGGCTGTGGGCCGGCAGATCCTTGGTGGCCCAGGCCGTGATCCGGTCACGGTAGGTCTTGCCCCGGCTCTTACCGTACCAGGTCTCGTTCATCAGCCACTGGTTCGGTTCCTCTGGGAACGGCAGCATCTCCCGAACCAGGGCCTGGAGCTCAATGACCTTCTCGGCATAGTGGTCGCGTTCAATGGCGCGGCGCTTGTGAACCTGATCCAGGTTGATCCGCATCCCCTTCTGCCAGATCTCCGAGAACACATAGATCATCGGATTTTCCTGCTCAAAGAAGGTGTTGAGCAGTTTATCGTTCTGATACATCAGCATCGGCAGCAGGCGGTGGAAGATCTTCACGGCCCAGTAGGCATCGTCAGCGCCGTAGGCAGCGACCTCCTCGCCCGTCAGCTGGCCCATATGGGCCTTGCCGTTCAACACCTGGTCAAACGTGGTCTGCTCATAGTAGAACAGGCTCTTGACCAGCTTCTTCAGGCCGTAGCCATAGGCCAGGTCTTTGACCATTGCGTTGTAGCTGAACGAACTGGAGGTCGTCTTGCCGATGATCTTTCCCAGCAAGTCGGCTTGCTTCTCTGTCAGCTCCCCGTAGGGGTCCATATCCGAGAAAGTGGCGCCGATAGCCGCAAGCATGTTGCGCATGCCTCCGAAGCCCTCTCCGATCATCTTGCCGGGTTCGTACTGATCTTCGTTGAATGCCGAGACGGCCATTTGGAGGGTGCAGATGACGTTCTCGAGCTCATAACCGAGCGAGGTGTTCATCATCGTGATTTCGAACGGCCCATTGTGGCAGATCCAGTGAGCCCCCTCAGGCTTGGCGTCTAGGATCTGGCGGGCCTCTTCCCAAGGGATCCGGTTCTCTACGTCTGCATGGGCCAGGTTGAGATAGTAGGCGGTTTCGCCTTCATCACAGTACCAGGAGAAACCTGTGACGGTGGTACGACGGGTGTCGAAGATCAGTTTCTTTGCCTTCGACTTGTGGCCATCGTCGTTGACTTTCATAAACTGGTTCAGACCTTCGTGGCGATCGGCGTCCTGGGTCTCGATGTCGAAACCAACCAGGCCAGCGGTAGAAATCTCCTCGAGAAGATCCTCCTTGATGTGCTCCCAATTACGGGCATCTACCAGAGTGGATTTGATCATGACTTATCCTATCAGGCACGAGGCCTGTTGTCTGAAACAGCAGTGTGAGGAAAGTTGCGCGCCCAACCTGGGGCTGAGCGCGCGGGGTGAATTACTTCACCAGCTCGAAGCTGACAGTGCCCCAGTTGTTGCCGTTGTGTTCGATCTCCTTGGCGATGACATTCACCTTGATGACCTGGTCAGTCTTGCCCTGGTCGTCCATCGCCTCGTAGAAGTCCGACCAGTCGCTGAAGCGCGACGGGGCCGACGTATCATAGCCGATGATCGTGCCGGCCGGGATCGTTTCTTCCTTGAGCTTGATGTCCTTGGTCAGGGTCAGCTTGATCTCGGCTGCGAAATAGGGCTCTGCGTTGCCGCCGGAAGCCTGCCGTGCCTTCATCAGAGCGTCGTGCCAGGAGCCGCCCTTGTTGCAGGTCACGCCGTCATAGGACGACAGATACTGCGCCGGGTTGCCGAAGCGGACAGTGTGCTTCAGCTGGAAGCCGCGGCCTTCGTTCATGTCGAGCTCGGCTTCGAAGTCCTGGATCAGATCCTTGTTCTTGCCGACCCGGAAACCGTACTCGGTCGGCTTCAGGTAGAGGGTGCTGCGGGGCAGCAGGCCAGTCGCGGCCTGGACGCTTTTCATCGACGGCTTGGCGAAAGTCACGGCATGGCCGTTGCTGTTCACGTTGCCTTCGATCAGGTCAGTGCCGGGGGTGGCTGCTGCCTGGCTTTCATCGGCGGCCATTTTCTCGGCGGCGGCGGAAGCTTGGTTGATCGCGTCTTGAATAGATGCCATGTTATTTAGTCCTTAGTCAGGGTTGGTTGCTACGAATGATCTCTTTGGCTGGGAACGTGAGGGGGAAGCTCCAACTTCCCCCTCACACCATCCGAGGAGCATGCCGACAGTGTATCGACACGGCTACTAATGATTGATTTGAGATCAACAATCAATCACTTTGTCCGACTTAATTTCCGGAAATCAAGTCGGACATTCTCAAGGCTCCACTCTGCTTCGGCTTCGGAAGCGGCTTCGCCTTCTTGCTGGACTGCTTGAGCTTGATCCGCTCTTTGGTCTCGTCGACCGAGTGCGCGAGGGCCGACTTCTTGTCGACGATCTCGAAGATCTTCTGGTCCATGCTGTTCTCGTATTCCATCACGGTGATCAGCAGGGGAGTCTCACGCTTGCCGCGGATGGCGCGGCGGTATGCCTGGACGAAGCTGCTGTCCATGTAATCCAGCGAGATGAAGATGATGTGGTCCACATGAGGCCAGTTGAAGCCCACGCCGGCCGTCGCGGCCGAGGCGATCACGATGTCCAGCTCACCAGCTTGGAACGCCGCGTCGATCTCGGACCGCTTCTTCGACGAGACCCGGCCGTCGATCATGCCGACCCGGAACCCCATCTTCTTGCATTGCGCCACGAGGCGGTCGTGCTGCTCAGTCAGCGCCGAGAAGATGACCAGTGGTTTGCCAGTGCGCTTGTGATCCTCCAAGTGGATCTGCAGGCGTTCTTCCTTGCCAGTGGTCTTGATCTTGTCGAGCGGCGGGCCGAAGGCCTGGGGATGCTCCATCAACTGGCGACACCGGATCAGGTTCACCCCTGGAAGGGTGCCGTCCAGAAAGCTCTCCTCGAGCTCGAGCAGGGCGGTCTCCTCGAACTCAGTGTAGAACTCGCGCTGTTTGGGGTCCATCTCGCAGAGCTCGTGGACGATCACCTTGGCCTCGGGGCCGTAGGCTTCCTCGAAGGTGTGCCGGATGGCGAAGTTCTTGAACAAGGCGCCAACCATCGGGGCCTTCTGCCAGGCCACGACGCGCCCGTAGTCGTCCTCGATCGCGTGGCGCATCTTGAAGTGGAAGTGGTTCTGGTAGGCCCCCGGCGCACACAGCTGGATCAGCGGAAAGGCTGTGTCCAGGCGACCGTCGATGATGGTGCCTGTCATAGCCACGAGGTAGGTGGTTCGTTCCATGAAAGCGTAGAGCGATTGTGTCCGCTGCGACTCGTCGGATTTGAACCCCATGTGCCATTCGTCACCGATCAGACAATCGATGTCAGGATGATACTCAACCAGGGTTTGCCAGTTGCGGGCGAAGCAGTCGAAGCCCATCAGGAAGACCTTGGCGTCGGACCGCATCTGCTGGTCACGCTTGGTCGGCGTCCCATCGACGATGACCACGTCCTGCTCGTCGAAGTGATCGTTCCACTGCAGGAGCTCGTCCCGGTTTTTCTTCAGCAGAGACTTGGGCATCGTCCAGATGGTTCGGACGCCTTTCTCTCTGTAGAGCCACCCCATGAAAACGCAGACAGGAGCCGTTTTACCGACTCCGGGGTCACTGAAATTCCCTGTTCTGGGTTTCAGCATCATGAAGGCTAGGTCTGCGACCTGGTAATCTCGTAGTTCCATATGATCCTCTCGGATGGTTTGTGAATATCAGGAGCGTTCGCGTATCTGTCTCGTGCGGCGATCCTCTCTGGTTTCCCATGGCGCATCGAGTTCTTCTCGACGAGCGTATCGTCGGATCAGGGTCGCCCCGAGGTTTTCCAAAGGAAGCATCGTCAGATCCGAAAGGTCGAACTTTCTGATCTGTGTCTGGATCCTTTGAATGGGGGGGCGGGTGATAACCTCCGGTCGACCGACCAGGACTACCGGTCTGGCCACATACATCGAGAGCTTTCCGATTGTATCGACAAGTGATTGAGCCTTCTGGTCAACCTGGGTCAGAATTAGCGGCTGGATATTGGTGGCATTCAATTCCTTTTCCAACTGCGTCATTTTCATTAACCAAGCGGGTCTGATTATTTGCTTAATGGGAGAACTCAGACGGGAAAGATTGGTCAGATAATAGGCCAGGGACTCCTCTGGGTCTTCAACATAGAAGACCCCTTGACCTGCCGGTTTGGGAATGGGCAGCATCGCTTGGACCAGTGGGTCTGGGAAGATCTGCATGAAGGTTTCCCAGTGGATCCGATCCGGCACCGGCGCCGCGGCGGGCACCAGGTGGTTGCACATCCCTCCTTTGACCTCGAAGGGACAAGTGCCTTTCAAACCAACAAAATTGTTTCCCTTTCTCCCTTGGACCAGCCAGGCCACGGCGCCATCCCAGTGGATTCCGTAGCTCTCGACGAGCTGGGTCATGCTGCCTCCTCTCGAGCTACAAAGGCCGCGGCGAGTCGCCCAGCCTTTCCCTTGTCATTGAAGGCCATTGATTTCAGAGACACCAGGTAGTGGTGGTGGCCTAGATGGTAGGCCCTGACAAAAGTCCAGTATCGTTTCAGTTGCGTGTCAACCATCGTTGTCCTCCAGTATATTCCCGATCTTTGTCTGAGTGTATGCGGCAATGTCCAGCAAATCCAGCAACTCGATTTCAGTTGTGCCTTGTTCGACCTTGCGCAACTTTATTACCGACCAGCCGAGATCGTTTGCAGCGTCGGTCACACCAACATCCATCTTGTGGCGAAAAGTGTAAAGATGTACTCCGATCCTGGTGTGGGTGCGGCTGAGAGATTTCTTGTTCCGCAGGGTGCGAGGGCGGCGTGGGATGTTGTTTTCCACCAGGATTTGAGAGACCCTCTTCTCAGAAAGGCCATAGCACCGGGCCAGTTCGTGAAGCTGCTTTCCATCCTGGTAGTCTTGGCAGATGTAGTTGTCCCGCTCGATGTTGCTCGTCATGATCGTCCTTATAGAATTCGTTTTACACTTTGTTTTACACTTTTGGATTTTCCCCTTCTTCCTTGGGCTTCCTTCGACATCGATTTTCGATGTGCTTGGGCCCTATATTTCTGTGCCATTTCGAGCGTCCGGTGACCGGTGACGGCCTGGATCTCAGCGTCCGTTGCCCCGGTCTCGGCCAGCTCCTGGGCCGCGTTGTAGCGCCATCCGTGGATGACGTATTTCTCGGCCCCGATCCTGGTTCGGATCTCATGGATCCGGGTCTGGACCGCTCGTTTTGAAAGCGACCCACTGGTCTTTCTTCCTGGAAAGATCGGTCCCTGCTTCTTTCGAAAGGGAGCCAGGTATTCCTGAAGTCGCCGAGGGCAGTATACTTGGACGACCGATAGTAATCGTCGATCAGATTGTTGAACGTGGTTTTCACGTTCTTGTCACCGGTGCCCAACCGGGCTTTCCAGTAGGCAACAGCAAACTCGGGGGTCTCCGGGTTGTCCGGAAGGCGGACGCTCTGTTCCCCCCTCCGGAAATAGTAGTAGGTCTTCCCTCTGGATTTGACCGGCTGGATGTATTTCAGCTTCACCATGCAAAGCTTTCTCCAGACGTGTCACCAGAGAGGCGCTTCTCCATCTCGCTGACGTTCCACCGCGGGTGCTTGCCCCCAATGAAGGTCGGCGGCGGGACCGCTCCCGCGTCCACCAGATCCTGGAACTCTTTGATTTTCATATCGAGAAGTTGGGCGGTCATCATGAGATCCTCTCGGATGAGGTGGGGTCAGGCGACCTTTCTGAACGGATAGTCCTCCGGCCGGGACTTGATCAAGGCGTTGAAGCTGCGACCGACTGACGCAGCCGTGACGATCTCGTCGTGCAGTTCCGGGGGCACGTTGTCGTAGTGGTATTCGGCCCCGCTGTTGAAGCGGACGCCCAGGACGTTGCCCTCATGGGCCACAGCGTCGATGTTGCTGCTGTCAACTTTCTGATAGATCATGGTTTTCTCCAGTATCCAAGACATTCAGGGTGGGTTTTGTGGCCTCCGAAGTAGTACCCCTCGGGGGCCTTCTCATTCAGGCGACGGACCATGTCGAGATACAGGTCTACCCCCGCCTGGCTCTCCCACCACGGATCGAACGGCGGAAGGAGAGTTTGCTTGTAGCCGGCCAGGAGCCTGGACAGCTTGTGGACCACTGGTCCAAGATCGCCTTCAAACTCGGCGATCAGTTCGTCTGTGAAAACTTGGCGGTCATTTGTCATTTCCAGAAATATACCACAGTCTGACTTGCTCACCACACTAATATACTTGATTTCCGGAAATCAAAACACTACCGTCCCGACACCATCTGAGCAAAGGACTACTATGACCCTCACCTTTCAGAAGAGTATGTCGATGACTGACGAAAACCTGACCTTGAAAGCCGCCGATCTTGTGGCTGCTTACGTCTCTCACAACACGATCAGTGCCTCCGAGCTCCCGGATCTACTGAACAAGGTCATCCAGACCTTGCACCAGAGGGGCGAAGCACAAGGCCCCCAGCCGGCGGTGCCGATCGAGGACTCTGTGCATGACGACTATCTGGTCTGTCTGGAAGACGGAGAGAAGGTGGTCCTCCTCTCCCGGTATTTGAAGTCACATTTTGAAATGACACCAGAGGACTATCGCACCAAGTGGGGGCTCCCAGAGGATTACCCGTGGATGAACGCATTCATTTCCGCGACAGAATTGAATTCATAGAGCTTGACCTGGCCGATGCGCGAAAGCGCATCGACCGAGGTTTCCCCGCCGTTGTAGGCGTCGACAGCGTCGACACCGAACACGACGGCGATTTCAAGCGGCGAATTTTTCCATTTCCAATTTCTTGGTTGCATAGACCATTTCCTTGTCAGGGTCTTTTTTCAAAGATCCCTTCGCCCGCAGACCCACCACGCAGGGTGAGGGGTCCAAGAAACGAAGGTCATGATCATCACCGTCGATCACTGGAAATCCGAACAGGCTGCCACCGATCTCGTCTGTGATCGCAGCGACGTTCATGCCCGCCCGGAGGACTTCCCTGGCGTAATGCTCGTTATTCTCGTGGAGGGAAAAGGTGAGGTGGTAATTACTTGGCCGGTCACGAAACATCCTCTTGTGGTGCTTCGTGTAGTCGTAGAACTGCGTGTCGGGGAAGTCACGGAAGATTTCCGGAAATTGACGCTCCCACTGCCAGTCCGAGAACACGTTCAGCCGGATGGCCGCGTCCTGGTTCCGGCTGATTTCCTTCCGAAGCTGGGCCATGAATTCGTCCCGGGCCCGGAAGAACCAGATGGTGCGAAAGATCCGCCCCATCCAGATCGGGTTCGATCCGTCCCTGCGGACGAAATGCTCGGCACCGCGGCCGGAAGTGAAGATGCAGTGCTTCGTGCATTCGGGGGAACGGGAGGCGCAAACCTCCCATCCCGATATGTCGGCCGGGGCCAGTGACAGGCCCAGACCTTTCCAGTTTTTCTTGGATGATTTGCGGAGCTTGACGTTCTCGTTGCTCAGCAACTTTTGGGGGCGCCAGCCCGCAACAAAGCGCGCTTCGGCTTCACGCCGAGCGTTGTCGTAGATATCCATAAGATCCTCGCGGATGAGTGGTTGGGGTTTAGTGGAGCAGCTCGTCGATACGGTCGAGATAGATGGCCATCGCCATTGTGAGATCCTTCAGGTCGGCCTCGCGGGCCATCTCCCGGATCTGGATGTCCTTGCGTGGGGTGAAGTTGGGCTTCACCTCCACTTCGGGTTCGGCCGGTGCCCCGACCAGATCGGTCAGGACGTCCAGCGCTGGTTGGACCAGGGGTTGAACCTCCTCGTAGCTGGCCTTGTTGGATTGGGCCGACTTGCTGATCAGCTCCAGGGTTTCGACGATTTTGGCGACCCGCTTCCGGTTCGTGTCGTTGTCAAAGCTCATCGTCGGACACCCAGATCCAGGCCTGGACATACGCCCCCGGATCTTCGCCCTTGGAGACGATGGCCGTGCTATCGATCTCCAGTTCTCCGTCCTTCTGGCGATCCATCGCGGCCTTCACATAGGGATCATCCGAGTTGTCGGGGGGAAAGACGTCATGCTCCACGACCTGGATGCTATCCATGAAGGATAGGCGGTCGCAGAGATGGTCAAAGCCCTCCCGCCAGTCTTCGGGAGCGGGATCGAACTCGAAATACGAGGAAACCCACTCGTGGGCCAGTTTGTCGGCCTCGGCCGCAGTGTTCACCACGACCGTGTCGACGCCAGAGTCGTCGTTGTATGTGATGGTCCAGATTTTCATGCCATGATACTCCCGGCTGCGCGGGCTGCATCAGCGTAGACTGACAGAGGATGCTCAGCAGTGAACCAGCGGTCGCACAGCCCGAACAGGATGTCGGGGTCTTCGGGGTCCATTTCAGTGATGAGCCAGGTGGCTGCGCCCCAAGGACAGAAGATCTTCAGGACTGGTTTGTAGTCCTCGCCGGGGGTGGCACCATTCTTGAGCAGCTGGCGCTCGATTTCCTTGGTGATCAGTTTCATGCTATCCTCCTTCGGATACGGGTTGAATTGGTAGCAAACGTCAGCGAACCGGTTGGGCATCAGGAGTATTCGAGCTCCTCGATGAAGTGTTCGAGACGGTTGATCGTTTCTTCCCCAAGCCAGGAGACCGCCTCGTCCCTGCGTAGCTTGAGACCGTTCAGGGTCAGGTGATCGAACTGAGCCGTCACCTGGATCCCTGCGGGCGCGAAGGGCTCCGCGGGGAAGCGTTCGACATCCAGTTCGAAACTGGCTGGAACCCCCTCGAGGTAGCCGTGTGGGGTGTCGATTTCGACTTCTGCTTCATACTGCATAGCTGAATAGCTCCCATGTCAGATTGTGGCCGGCCGCAGTCTTGAGCCGCAGTAGGCGGGTCAGAAACTCGTCCGACTTGAAGTTGACGCTGATCTCGACGCCGGTGACGTCGCAGGGTTCGACCCCCACCATGGTGTGGCCGGAACTCGCCTGCCCGAAATCTCCGAACTCCCCGGTCACACGGATCGGTTTGCCCGCCAGGGCTTTGATCGGGATCAGGGTTTCCAACCCCTCCTGGTTCAGGATCGAAACCGAGTGCTGGTTGGCCCCAGCCGCAGTGACGCCGTAGAAAGTCCCCAAGGGGACGTCGATGTTGCGTTTCATGTCAGATGTCCCTTGTTGATGGAGGTCAGGTATTCCCTAACCATGTCGTGCGGGACGCCCTCCATCATTGGCCTGGAGATCACATCCTCCCAACAGGTTGGGGTATGCTGATCCAGGAGCATTTCAACGATCTCCTCGACCTCTTCTGGCGACCAGGGGTCATCGAGATCCGGCATCGGAGGGATCTCGCTGATAGGCGGGGGCTTATGCTCCCCCGTCACCTCACGGATTTCAAAATGCAGCGGGTTCACACAAAGCGGAGTGCCGCAGTGGTTGGCCATTTTGAATTCATAGGACGGTTTGTAGAGCAATAAGAAGAGAACGCGATGAACAGGGGTCTGTTTTTTCTGCCAGTTGATGACCCCGTATTGCCTTTCGTTGAAGACTTGGGTCACTCGGAGCCCTTGCTTTCGGCAGTTGATTGACTTGACCCTGCCATTCGAGGTTCTGGCCATTTTGGCCCCTGTCCAGGGGAGGCAGTCCATCGTCAGATCCTCATGGGGCACCTCCCCCAGGAGGATCTTCTCCAGGAGGGGGTAGTTGGTCTTCTCGGCCAGTCGTTTGAACAAGGTTTCACGGCGCATCTTCAAGGTTCTCCCACAAGGCAATTTCGGCTGGGTCTGTCGGGCCGATCCAGTCACTAGCATGAGGCTCAACCCCCCACCGTTTCTGCGAAGACCGCCCCAGGGTAGGCTTCTTCGAGGGTTCGGTGAACTTCCTCAACCTCGGCCCAGGTCAGGTCTTCCCATTCCTGGAATGGATCCTCGCCGTCGGGGCGCAGAACCACGTCGAAGTGGGTGATTTCTTCACCGACTTGCGCCGCAGTGTCGCCGTTCATGGCGAAGGTCTCAACCATAAGTTGTTTGCCGAATGCATCGGCCAGCCGGGCCATCTTGCGCATCTCGGCCCGGGCTTGAACCACGCCTTCGGCGTTGCCCTTGGTCAGCAGGGCTTCAATGACGCTGCACATATCCTCCCAATTGGGCTTGATGTTGATCGTTTTCATGTTTGGATTCCTTCGATTTGAAACTCACTGTTGTCGACTTCGGTCAGATCGAAGTCTTCAGGGTCGCCATTCTCGATTTGAGCGATGGCATCCTCTGCCGTCTCGGCTTGCACGACGCAGAGGTAGTAGACGGTCTGAGACCGGGTGAGATTGAAGTCCTTCATGGAGACACCCTCGCGCTGTCGGGCCCCAGACTGACGCTCACCGGCTCATCCTCGCCCGGGGCGTAACAGTGGACGCGGACCTCGCCGTTCTCGACCTCGATCCAGATCGAGGCCCCGGTTTCGAAAAGGAGATCAACGCGGATGGCCTCTTGCTCGATCAAGTATTCGACTGAGGTTCCGTCTTCAGGATCCCAAGACTCGAGGGTTTGCGGGGCCAGTTCGAAATGATCAACGGTGCCTGCAATGAGTTCGGAAAGATCATCTCCAACCAGAGCCCACTCGTGGTCGTCATTCACGACCTGGAATTCGCCGGGGGACTCAGGGTTGACCTTGGGATCCCGTGGCCCAATTTTGAAGCCATTATTGTGCAACAGAATTTTGTTCATGTCTGGCATTTGATTGCCGCTCCTATCAGTTTTTCCTGAACGCCGGCATAGCGCTTGCGCAGTGCCCGCTGGATGTGTCGGTTGAGGTGAAGCCAGCGTTTCGGGTCCAGATTGTCCCGCTGATCGGCCAGCTTCACCTTGATGGCGCGAATGTTTCCAGACGCGCAGATCCGGTCTACATATTCCGCATAGGTCATCTCCTTCTTGTTGTGGGTGAGCAGGGCGACGGTCTCGACCACCTCGGGGGGATAGAGAACCGCCAGATCGTCCAGGGTCACGTCGGTGTCCTCGACGATGTCGTGTAGCCAGGCTGCATGCTGGGTGGCCTCGTCCTCGTCCTTGAGAAAGGAGGCGACCCGCATCATGTGGTCAGCCATCGGCACACCACCGCGGTCCTCCTGGCCCGCGAATTTCTCGCGGACCAGGGCTTCGGTTTCATGCAGGTTCATTTTCGAGATCCAGGAATTCTTCGCTGGTTGGCAGGTTGTCGAGGAGGTAGGTGGCGACCAGAGAGACCGGACGATAATACTCGGCGCTCGGGTCGTCCATTTCAGCGAAACGGCCAGTGCAGCCTTCAGTGCGGAAGCCGCTGTAGACCTCGAACGTGTTTGCATCGAGATCAATCACATAGGCCCATTCACAGAACATGCCTTCGGCAGCGAAATCGAGACTGTCTTTCAGTGCCAGTCCCCCGTTGTCGAGGACCAGCTGGAGGACACCAGCGCCGGTGCTGCGGTGCAGCTCCGGGAATTTTTCGTCGAACCTGTCGGAGATAGCCATTGTGGCCCAACCACTGTCATCCGCCCCGACTTCCTGCCAGCGGTCCCAGATCTCTTCCTCCGAGAGGAAGCTGCAATTCCCGACAGCGGCTTTGAACCGATCCAGCGGCGTCTTCCGCAGAAAGTTCAGTGCGGTCAGGCCCTGGCCACCTGGGTAGCCGTCCCACTGGCAGTATTGCGCGACTTTGTGTTCGCCGTTCAGATAGACGGCGGTCAGATTACGGGTTCCCATCAGATGGTCTCCTTGTAGATTTCGTGGCAGAATTGGTTGTCGGTGTGGTCCGAGATCAGATCTTCGCCGTCATTGACCGAGATGGTCAGCCCGCGGCTCAGGATGGCGTCGATCAGCTTGTTGACGATCCGGGTTTCAGTGGGGGAGAGATATCTCATATGATCTCGAGCCCCCGGAGGTAGCTGGTGTCGATCCACTTCTGCCAGCGGTCGGCGGTGTCAAAACCGTGGCGGGCTTCGTCCATCGTGAGCAGAAGGCCTTCTTCGTCCCGACAGTATCGGGCATACTGTCCCGTTTCTGCGTTGTAGAGCTCGAAGCCTGCGTTGTAAGCGTCCCCTGCTTCATAGGTCCAGATGAACGAGAGTTTGTTCGCCTTCAGAAGGTTGTAGACATCATGGTCGAGCTCCCCGTAATTGACCTCGTCGAAGGTCATGAAACCTTCAACCATGGTCTCTGGTCCCATGATCTCCTTGATCTGGGAGAGCAGTGCCTCCCAGTGTGGCTTCTGGACCCGCCCGATTACGGACAGTGTGCAGTATGTGCGGTCACCCATGTGATCCTCCATTGGATTTGGTCCAGCCACCGAGGTGTGGCGGCTGGATGGTGTCATGCGGGTCGTCCGTCACAGCGGAACGGTGCCCACCTTGCGAAGCGGGGTTTTCAAGACCAGCGGGTCGTTGCATTTGGTGTCGACTTCGTTCACCCGATAGAGGGTCGTCCCGCCGACCAGGATGTCTCCGACCTCGACGGACCCCTGGTCCACCTCGATGTGGTATCTCCGGCTCTCAGCCGCGCCGATCGCGATCGTGTAGGGAACCACTTCTTCGAGGGTCGCTGGGTCAAAGGCTTTGACGCCACCCCCGCCCTTGAGCTCGAGGACCAGCCAGTTGCGGCTGTCCTTGGCCAGCAATGTGCCGTACTGATCGTCCTTGGTTTTGTAGATGGGCTTCGCTTTTGTCATGGACTTCTCCTTCTCTGTCTTGACAAGTTCAAAATGTGCTGCAGCGCGGTTGATGCAGCTGTGATGGGTCTTGATGTAATGGGTGGTGATCGTGTGAGGTTTCACCCAGACCACCCTCTGGTGAGCGAAGCCGGAACGCAGCATGTCATCGGCCTCGGCAAAAGCTGGTAATCCCGAGAACCAGATCCGCGGGTCACCTTGCTTGGTCTTCGGCCTGTAGAGCGAGACCCGCGACACCGTGGCCCGATCCACGTCGACCAATCTCGCGTCCAGTTGCTCCCCGTGTTCGCTGGCGCCCAGACCTTGGCCATCGTAGTCGTGAAGTCCATGATCGCGAAGGTAGTTTCTTAATTGAGTGCGTTATCCAAGATATTGCGGAAGTGTCGACCGACTGCTTCGGCTAAACCGACGGGTACCGCGTTTCCAATCTGCGTGTACTTTGGAACTTCCCGGTCGAACAACCCCTCAAGGGGGTTGCCAGCCCGCCGCAGGCCACCAGTGGTGCGTTTACCCTTAAATTGGTACCAGTCAGGGAATAGCTGCAAGCGAGCCCATTCGCGAACCGTCAGGACCCGTGGCTGACTAAAATGGACGTAATCGTCTGGGAGAGACGTCGCAGTGATATTCGGCGAGTGGTTGCCCCAGCGGGCACGCAACACTCTCTGATAAAACTTCTTGGTCTTGAATTGTTCGGGGATCTCACCGTCGTTGATCAGCATGTGCGAGAATTTCTCGACAACGGCCAATTTGTGCTTGCTGTACTCCTGATCCGTCAGGACGACCTTCATGTCAGGCGCCCACTCCGGGGGACGTCGCAGGGTCTCGGCGACGCCGGGTTTCGGTTTGCGGGGGTACTTTGTGGTTTCGAAGACTCCTTTTTGGAAGTCTTGCGAACGCAGGATCTCTTCGACGCGATCGTCAACGAGGTCTCCCAAGAGATCAACCAAGTCGGGATAGGGGCGCTCTCCTGCTGCTGGAAGGAAGCGGCACTTCACGGCATCCTCGGGATGTGCATTCGGGTCGAGGAGATCCGAGGAGGAGACGATATCCTTCCGAATCCCGACCAACAGGACTCGCGGTCGATTCTGCGGAACGCCGTAATCTTTCGCGTAGACGAGCTTCCAGCGTACCTCGTACCCGGGGATCGACTTGAACTCCGCGAACACGTCCGGCCAGATCGGCTCGCCACCCTCCTTTGTCCACTTCGCATTCAAGAGACCGCGCACGTTCTCGAACAGGAAAACCCTCGGACGAAGGCGGCGAATGATTTCAGCCATCCTTTGGTACAACTGGTTCGACGGGATCTCCCTACGATCTACTGCGTATGAACGCCGTATCCCGATCCCGGAATATCCCTGGCAGGGTGGGCCGCCGGTTAGCACGTCTAGGGAGCTTCCACCCCCGGCTTTCGTGCTCACGGTGTCGAATTTCAGACCGATCTCGCCGAGGTTGGCGAGGTCGGCCACGAGTTGTTCAAGGCGTTTTCCCTGCAGTTCGTGCGCGTCGTTGCACCTAAGCGAGGCATTCGCGGAAAATTTTTGTCCCCCGAGTTCGTGCTGCCGGTTCGCGAGGTATGTGGCCATCGCATGTTCGTTCAGCTCGTTCACGAAGGCGGGGGTGAAACCTGCATTTTCGAAGCCTAGCGACAGCCCGCCACAGCCCGCAAAAAGGTCGACCATGCCATACACGCGAGACTTGGAGCGGACGCTCTTCGCGTTGGACGCCCCGTGTTGTTCTGTCGTGTCGTGCGTGGCCGGAATTTGCAGCATGCTCACCTCAGGTTTTTAGTGCCGTTTGCTTCGTGGCACCGATAGCATATGTGGCGGGTGCTGTCCAGGCGAAAACCGGATATAGTGCCCATCGATCGCGCGCCCGTTGGCTCATGGCACGGGCGCCACCTGATCATTCGACGACCTCCACGAAGCCACCGAATGACTGCGTTTGAACGTGTCCATCTGCGCCTCCTGGATAGATGCCAGGATTTCGGTAGGCACCTCTGGTTGGACCTTCTCGGTCGCCAGAGCATTCATCCACAGCAGTGGATAGTGGTTCTCTTCGAGATACTCGCTGCCACGACACTTCGGGCACCAACCACCAGTCTGGTCCATGTGGCCACAGTAGCCGCACTTGAAGAACTGCCGGCGATACTCGTTCAGCTCTTCGAGGTTGATGATGTAATGGCCCCAACGACAACGGCGGTTGATCGACATGTAGTCGGCCCAGTCATGGATCCGGACGCCACAGGTCGTGTTGACCTGGTCATCGAACAAGTGCTGGGGATCGACTTCGAACTCGTGCGTCCCGGGCTGGTGGAACCCACCGCCCCCATTGCCCCAGACATTGAAGTGCTCGTGAGCAGTGTCGAAAAGATGTCTCGGGTAGTCCGGGTCATCGACTGTAACTGGGCCGTAGCCCACGACTTGGATTTTCATGCTATCCTCCTACGGATACTTTGGACCTAGCAGTGGCTCGAAAGTCCTGCTAGGTCCGATTTCGGGAAATCACCAAGAGGAATCGTATTCGAAATCCCACTTGTTTACGGGGAAGAGCTCCAGCACCCGGTCGATCTCGCTGACCGTGTATTCCAGGTCTTTGAGATACCACTCGTCGTATTCGGTGGCGCCAAAGAAGAACCCCGACTGGGTCGGGAGGGTCTCTGCGGCCGTCTCTGGGTTGTCCAGAACCCCTTGGCAGACGTTGCGCAGCTGGGTGAGCTGCTCCCGGCTGACCTGGTGGGGACGATGTCCACGAACCACTTGTGGATGGCGTTGGCCTTGCGCCAGTAGATCGCCTCGCACGCGATCGAGGTGATCTTGGCCCCGGCCGGGATCAGATCCGGCAGTTGGGGTTGGTGTTCGTCGAACCAGATGATCCGGTTCGCTTTGAGAAACATGTCAAGTCCCATTTGATCCTCCTACGGATTTCAGATTTCAGATTTCAGGCGTTCTGCAGTTTCTCCAGAACGATTTGCAGGTCTGTGATCCCGAGCTTGATGCGCTGGATCGCAGTATCCCGGTCGAAGCATTCCTCATCGTCGGAAAGCTCGGCCAGGACGAACGAGAGCAGGGCATCCCCGTGCTTGTCGTCGTAGCGATATTCGGGGATGTCCGAGAACTCACCGAAGGCATAGACCTTCAGGGCTTCCTTCTGGAACTGGTTCATCAGTCGCTCCTCTTCTGGTCAAAGCCCCAATCGACGACGACCGGGAAGCGTGGGATCCCGTCCGGGGTCGGGGTGAAGTAGCGGACCGTGGCCCAGACGGGCAGGGGCCCTTCCAGCAGTGCCTTCATCGCCGGCTGCGTGCCACGCACCCCCGCGCCGAAGACCCGGCCGTCAGGGAGGCTGACGCGGAACCTCTTGGCGAAACCCGACCAGTTGCCGACCCCTTCTTCGACGGCCACGACCGAGAATTCATCCGAAAGGAATTCCTTGCGCTTCAGGAGCGTCTTGGACCGCTTGCCAGGTTCATATGGCCTGTCGGCCCGGATCATCTGACCTTCGTAGCCCTCGTCCAGCCATTCGGCATACAAGGCGTCCAGTGTGTCGATGCCGGTGAAGTAGTGTGTGCTGACCTGGTGAACCCCCTGGATACCGCGGAGCAGCTGCAGTCGATCTTCAAAATTTAAACTCGTGTCGACCAGGTCATAGACGTGGTATTGCACCAGTGCTTCGGCCTCGGCCGTGGCCTTGTCCTTGCGGACGAGGCTGGTGATCTGGTTGAAATCGTCCTTCAGCTCGTGGTTGTAGAGCTCCCCATCCAGGATCAGGTGCGGCTTGTCCTCGAACAAGCGCGTCAGCCTGGAGCGGATGTGGGTCAGGGACCTGATCGGCTTTCCAGTGCGGGTCCACAGCCCATCGGCCCGGGCGATGCACCGGATGCCGTCCAGCTTGGGCTGGGCATACCCTTGGGTGATCGACCCGTCCCAGGTCTTGGCCAGCATCGGCTTGGTGAAGTGGACCTTGTCGATATTCCCGATGTCGTAGAAATAACCCTGGTCCAGCTTTTTGCGATACTCGGCATTGACCTCGAGCTTCGCTTGCTGCTCGGGGCTGGTCTCGTTGCTCCGTCCGACGTTCTTGGGCCAGGCCTTGGTCCAGCCAGAGGTGGTAAGTTTGCCGCCTCGCCGGCCCGAGATGCTACGGTAGCGGTCACCGTCGAGTTCCATGGACCACTGGCGGATTTCGCCGGTGGTGTCGCGCTTGTAGAGCGTCATCATTTCTGCAGTTTCCTTGCGATGGTCGAAGCCAGGCTGTAGCTGTCGTTCTGGTTCGGGATGGAGTTCAGGAGGTTCAGTGCGGACTGCAGCAGCTCGGTTTCAGTCGGCAGGAAGTCGAGCTTCTTGCACATCTCGCGCCAGTCCGGTTTCAGATCGGGGTCGGCGTGGATGAATGCCTTCGCGGTGTCCCAGATCACGCAGTTTTCCATGAACCATGGGACGAATTCCCAGTCGAAGGCGTAGCCATCCATCCGGTCGCCCTTGTTGGCGATATGGTAGCCCTCGCTGATCTTGGGGCCGAGCGACACGCAACACAGACGGGCGTTTCCCGTGCCGCCAAGGAGTTCGAAATCATACCCGGACTCGAGCATATGCTCCCAGGCACACAGGGAAGCCTCAACGTGCGTGGCATAGTAGAACTTCATGCTGCTCTCCTTTCGAGAAAGTTGATGATCCGCCAGAAGCGGTCAGCTTGTGGGCCATCCCACATCGCGTTGTGGACCCCGCCATTGCAGAGGAAATTTTCCATCAGGCCGATTTCGTCGAGATCCGGATCTTCGATCCGAGCGGCGCACTCGACCAGTGTTCCGATCTGGTTGTGATCCCAGTCCTCGATCGGCCCCCAGTCCTCGGGGTCAGGCGAGTAGAAGGAAATGAACCCGGAGCGACTGGTGAACCGCTCCCGACACACGGCCCGGAAGGCTTCGGCCGGCACCATTTCCTGCAGGCGCTCGATATCCTCGGGGGTCAGGTCCACGAAGATCCGGTCGGTCTCGAAGTTGTATCCCCGCGGCGAGATCAGGCTTTCGAATTTCCCGTCCAGCCCCAGCCATTCGAGGAACGCCGCCGCATACGCTTTGGCGTATTCCAGCCGCGCCGACCCGAAGTCAGCGGCGTCGTAGGCCAGGTTGGTCAGGGTGTCAGAGGCCGGGACGTTCTCCAGTGACCGCTCGATCTCATTGTCGAATTCGGCGTCGTGGACCGAGCAGTAGAACCCTGAGAAAGGGATCGTGCTGTTAAATGACGCGGACATAGTAGGTCACTCCTCTCAGTTCGGCGTAGTGCCAGTCGAATTGGAAATACTCGCGGACCGCCGACTCCCAGTCGATGTGCTTGAAGAGCCAGTTGTCGTCGGTCAGCTCACTGATCGACTTCAGGTAATCAGCCCGCTCGTCTTCAGCGATGAGTTCGGCCCCGTGGTCCCATTCGCAGTAGGGCCGCAGCTCGTCCCGGAAGGCGATCAGCTCTTCGAGATCGACGTCGTCGTCGATTTCAAGATCGATGTGCTTACTGTTCATCTTGCGACCTCGCCCAATCCCAGTATCCGAGGCGCGTGTCGCCGTTGGAGACTTCGTAAATCCAGTCGTCGACGGGTTGGTTGGGGTGGTCGTCCCAGATCGACCCAGAATTGACGACCCGGTCGAAGTAGACCTCCAGTCGCCAGGTATCGATCAGGGACTCCGGGCGGAGGAAGCCGGCACCGAAGAGCTGGCGCTGGATCGCGATGCGGAGGTCGATTGCGTCCTCCTCAATATCAGGGGTCGCCTCCATCTCCATGTAGATGTGGGCTTCAAGTGTATGGATGGGCATATGATCCTCCATCGGATGCAGTGGTTTAGTCCTCGAGAATTTCCCGGACTTTCTTCAGGGCGCGGCGCGTTCCAGTGTTGGGTATCGGCCCAGCAGGAAAGGTTTCGTGTCGTTCGACACGTGATCCTCCATCGGATGACTTGCTTTTGGTAGTAGCAAGCCGCTAGGCTTGCTGCTCTATCGGATATGTGTCGAAGAGATTGCATGCTTGCAGCACGACCCGGAACTTTTTCGGCTTCGGTGGTAGGAAATGCCATTCGAACCGGGTTCGCGGTTCGGCCTGGAGGAAGTGCTGGATCCCCTCGGACAGGCTGCGCCACCGATGCAGCAGACCGTGCCACAGTCGGCTTTGGGTTTGTGGTGGGTGGCCTTCAGATACTCGTCGAACGTCTCGAGGTCCGGTTGCATCAGATCAGTCCTTTGCTTCTGAATGAGGTTTCGGTGCCCTTGCCGACGATGATGTGGTCATGGACCACGATCCCGAGCGTCTCGGCCGCGGCCACGATCTGCTTGGTCATTTCGATGTCAGCAGGGCTGGGTTCGGGATTCCCCGACGGATGGTTGTGGATCAGGATCACCGCCGATGCGTTCAGCAAAAGTGCAGTACACATGATCTCGCGAGGATAGACCGGGACGTGGTCAACGGTTCCGGTGCCGTGGTGGTGGTCCTTGATCAGCCGGTTGCTGCGGTCCAGATACAGGACGTGGAAATTCTCGAGGGACGCCTGATAGGTGACCTGGCAGTAATCCAGCAGCCGGTCCCAGGAGGTGATCACTGGCCGCGAGTTGAGTTCCCGGGCCAGCTCGGCCCGGACTTTTTCCATAAGCTCGGTCACCATGACGTTGCCCCATTTCGAGGCGGTCTCGACGAGTTTCCGGGTCATTTGAGCGTCTCCAGTCTGAGATCTTCGAGGGCGTATTCGAGGGCGCGCATCTTGGTCAGCACATGCTGGGCTCGGTCCTGCAGCAGATCTTCGGCTGCGGTCTCGATCGCCTCGTTCACCATCTCCTCGAAGACCCGGATCGGGATCTGGACGTTGTTGATCCAGACCTCGGCGGTCAGTGTCTCGCTGTTCCGCCACTCGGGGGTGTCCGCGATCTCGATCGCGGTCTGCCGGTCCTGCATGGCCAGGTGGGCCACCAGGATGCTGCTGATCTTGGATCGGGTCATTGTCATTCGAAGATCTCCTCGATGCAGTCGCTCAGGTCGAAGTCGGGATCGGGCTCCTCGCCGTTGGCCCATTGGGAGAAGATCTCGACCTCAGCCTTCAGGATGAGTTCAATTTTTGAACGGAGCTTGGGCGCGATCCGCTTGACGCCGTATTCCTTGCGGACGTCGGAGCGGGAGACGTAGATGTAGCCGGTCTGGCCACTGTCCCCTGGGCAGTGGAAGCCCGTGGTGTTGAACGCGACCCCGCCGTGCTCGTAGCGGTAGACCGGGAGCCAGATGCAGTCGCTCAGGTCGAAGTCGGGATCGGGCTCCTCGTCGCCGCAGTGGCGGATTGCCAGGGTGCCGAAGTTGCATGAGAATGTCATCCTTCCATTGGTGTGGGGGGCGAAGCTGCGGGCGTCTTCGAGGCCGTCGCAGTAATCGGAGCAGTGGAACGGATCGGTCAGAACCACTTGGTTGTCCGAAGGGCGGCACATCCAGTTGTGCCGGTGGCCATCGAACCAGAATGGTTTCTGGTCTTCGCGCCGGCCGGTGATGTCCCACATGACCTGCTCAAGCTCGGTCCCGAAATCGACCCCGTCGATATCGTGGTAATCCATCAGGTGCATGAACCCGGTGCGGGAGACGTGGTCGATCCTGGTCAGCTCCTCCATCACGGCCAGGAATGTGTTCGATCTGAAATCGACATGGACCGCGTGGATGCGAGGCATCCAGGGGTAGGGGGAGGGGTGCGAGAGGCAGTATCCGGCCCAGTAGAGCCAGCAGTCCCGACTGGCGTTGACGCCGCGTTTGACCACGGTGCCGGGGGTGGTGCCTTTGTAGACGTGGGCATAGCTGCCGGATCCAGTGCGGTTTTCGGGCTCATAGGTGAAATCAAACATCGATGATCTCCAGATTTTGGCGACACCATGCAGGGAGGCGCACAAGTCGGCTGGTGGTCTTGGACCTGTAGGTGGCACGGTGGTGGTGGACGAAATCCGTCCCCCAACCCGGTGCGGGTTCGGGGATGCGGATGGTCTGGCCGGGTTTGGGCTTGGGTCGGTTGTTCCAGGTGCGGGACCGTTCGCGGAACTCGACGGCATGCTCGTTGTGCGGCGGCGGGGCCAGTTTGAGGATGGTCGGGGGGCACCGGCAGTATTGCGGGGCCGGCCCCATGGTCTCGTCCATGTCCTTGTACATGAACTCGCCGCGGTATCGCTGGGTCAGGATCACGATGATCGGGAGGTCAGTAGCCGCGGCGAACCAGACGCTGCCCACCTTTTGCAGGCGCAGCAGATCGTGGTTGACGAAGAGGGTCTCGATGAATGCCTTCTCATCGAAGCAGTAGGGAATGTTGAAACCAGTCCAGCCCATGTCAGTACTCCGCTCTGGTGTTGACGTCTTCGACGGCGTGGATGTCGTCGAGGTTGATCTCGCTGATCACCTCGCCCGTGGCGTCGATCGCGATCGCAGCTCCCGTGAGGTAGCGGAGCTTCTCGTTTCCGACTTCGATCCAGACGAACAGCCCGCCGGGGTCGTCGGCGAAGGCCAGGTGGACGACGTCCAGCAGGCTCAGGTCTTCGTCTTCGGTGTAGGAGTGGCCGAGGATGCCGAGGAAGTCGGCATCCTCGGCTTCGGGCATAATGGTCGGGGTGCCATAGGGGTCGACACTGAGGATGCAGTTCAGATCGCCCTTGCTCGGGGTCTGGATCGGGAAGAGCATTTGCAGTGCGTCAAGCTTGACGGGATCGAACCGGACATAGTTCGACCGGGCAGTTGCGTCGTAGTTGGCCATGGGATCAATCCTCCGCTTGCTGTGTGGGGGTAGTCGGGTGGCTCAGGTAGGGTGGCCTACGAATGAGCGAGATGGCTCTGTGCGAGCCTTTCCGGGCCTCCGACGGATAGGGTTCCTGCAGTCCACGGTTCCAGACGTTGACGTCGTCATTCATCCACGGTTCGAAATACCCGTCGGCCATGAGGTGGCCGATAGCGCAGGCGTGGCCTTCGGGGGTACGGTAGACGCAGTTGTTGTGGTCGCCCTTTGCGAGGGCGTTCTGGGTAATGACGCCAGTCACGGCGATGTCGAAGAACTTCTGGAATTTATGCATCAGATTACTCCCATCATGATGGCTGCAGATTGGCAGGAATTGGTGCCACAGGACTCGCACCATCCAGCGTCCTGATCGGGTTCGAACTCGGTCGAGTAGTCGCAGTCTTCGTTCATGCAGATTGCTGGCATGACTCCGTCGAAAACGTAGTCTTCGACCATTTCTTCGGGGGTGGCGTAGCCCCAGTCGCGGGCCAGGGTGTTCAGTTTGTCCATGGGATCAATCCTCCGCTTGCTGTGTGGGGGTAGTCGGGTGGCTCAGGTAGGGTGGCCTACGAATGGGTGATGACGTTCTCAGAGAGGCGTTTCATGGTCGCCTCGAGATCGGGCAGTATCGGGGAGCCGATTTCACGGCCGGTTTCGATGAGATCAGCCAGGTTGCGCTGGAAGTCGCGTTCACGGGCGGCGAGGGGCGTTTCCTGGTCGAGAACCCACTGACGCAAGGTTTCGAGGGTCTCAGGGATCCTCTCGCAATCGAGGGCGTATAGGACGGGGCTGCGGATCCGCTTGTTGTTGCGGTCCATCTCGATACTGATGGCGAAGGGCTTGCCACAGAAGTTGAGGTAGGGGGAGGTCTCGACGCGCTTGAAGCCCAGCTCTACGGCGAGGGTTTCGAGGGCCTGGACACGGTTGAGTAGCGTTTGAAGTTCCATGATATCCTCCATCGGATGGTTAGATTTGCAGTGCAAGTTTTGCAGTGCGCGATTGGCGGGGGTGGTGTCAGGCGCAGCACGTCATGCCGGGTAGGGTATGTCCGGCGCAGCACGTCATGCCGGGTAGGTATGTCCGGCGCAGCACGTCATGCCGGGTAGGGTTCGATCATTTCTGGAAATCGAACAGAGGGTTGTAGGGTTGTAGGGTCGGGTTCGAAGGCGAAGTCTCAGGGGTCTACTTTCAATTCTCTCTATTAACTTTAATTTAATTTCTAGAAATCGAAAAATTTCACCAGAGACTAAAAAAAAGTAGACCCCTTAAACTTTTAACTTTCTCTCTTCTTCTCTTCTTTTTTCCTTGACTGATCTTCTTAGAAAGAAGAAAAGAAGAAATATATAGAGAAAACAGCAAAAAAGCTATTAAAAACAAGAACTTATAAGCCGTTCTTAAAGTTGCCATTTCCGGAAATTGACAGGATGTCGCAGGCAAATCGTCCAACCCTGTTGGTATCCCACGAACTCTTTTTGGCCGATGTTCACGTTTTGTCTCGCGAGAGCGTGACCTCTCCCGGCCGAACCCGAGCCCGAACCAGAACACTTTTCGAACCCGACTGGTATCCAGAAGCACCAAATCACGATCTGCCTCGCGGGGGCGTGAGCCCTTCTGGTCGCTTGTCGGTGTAAATCACATACAACTCTGCAATCAGAGCGAGTGCGCCGAGAACCACGAACATACCTGAGACAACCAAAGCCAACCACAGTATCGTGTCGGGCAAGCCTTGGTTCAGACCAACCAGTTCACCTGGAATTGTTTCTCGCATAGTTTTTTCTCCTCATAGTTGCGAACCCGCACCAGAAACTGGCTCGGGTTCGAGGGTTCAAAATTTGAACTCGGGGAAAAAAGTCGGAATTTTCCTCTCGCGGATACTCCGGCTTTTGCATACGCGCGTCTGCGCGCCCCTGGGGGTGCCCGGAGGGCTGCTAGGTAGCAGCCCACCGCTTGCGTGGCCCTTCGCCACGCGGCGTATATTCGCGCCTTGTGCCGGGTTTGACCCTGACAGGCGGGGCGGGATCCGGCATGGCCACGGGCACAGTATCCCGCCAATGGTCACGGATCGCGCGTGCCGTCTGACCAACCTTTTTAGGGTTGGCCAGCGTTGGCAAGGCGTATAGGTCAAGCGGCATTGGCATCGGCCAGCAGAGCCGCGCGGCGCTCTTGCTCGGCTTGTGCCGCGTCAATCAGACTGGCCAGCGCCTCATCCGACAGGCCGGACAGGTCAGGTGCGGCCATGGGCTGGCCATTGTCTGACTGGTCAATCGTGGCGATTGCCCTGGCGATAACCGGCTCATCAAGACCCATGGAAAGCAAGCCAGTTGCGCTTTGCGCCGCGCTTTCCATGGCTTCCACCGCTTCCGCTTTCTTGGCTTCCGCTTCCGCTTTCTTTTCATCCTTCATTTTTTGCGCATGGTTTGCGTCGCCATACTTGGCCCAATCGACCAGCCGCAAAACAGACCCGGCGTCGCTGGCTTCTGCCGCGAAAAAACAGGCCTGAATAAAATGTTGCACACTAGTATACTCGCTGGTCAATTCGGCCGCGAATAGGTTACCGAATTCTTTTGCAATGGCCATGGCTTGGCTTGCTTTGGTGCTACACTCACCCTTGCCCCGGCCAGCAGCGGCCAGCGCCGCGCGGATATTGGTTTGCATAGTGGCGGGTTTAACATCACCCAGCATTGTTTCGCGATAGGCTGTGAAGGAGAGCCAGATCATGCCGCGCATAGCCAAGCGTGATCCCGTGGCGGTCTCGCTTGCGCCCGTTGCCAGCAACGTTTCTGTAGTCGTGTCATAAAGCATGTTCATTGTGTTATTCCTTTGTCTGTGGTGGTTCAAAATTTGAACCTGTTGCAATTTGGACACAGCTCCGCCACCCCCCTCGCGGGGCTGCGTGTGTGTCCGGTTTGGTTCGGAGGCTTGCTGGGGACGAACCCCGGCCCGAGAACCTGGCACCTGTATGAGCCTTTATAGGGGCAGCGTCATTCTGGGGGGACCACCGTGCCCTATTCAGTCCCCGGAAAATTTTGAGATTTCACTTTTAACCAAAGTGAACCACCTCTATACTCCTGGTATGAAATGTCCTCATTGCTCCAACGACTTGTCGCCGACCGCAAAGAGCTGCCCTCAATGTGGTCACGTAATCGAGCCGTCACTCACGGACCAGATCCTTGCACCACCCGGCGTGGGTTTCGCGATCTTCTGGGGAATTTGCACGTTGCTATTTCTCTGGGTGCTTTTCTCGGCTGTGGGCTGAAATGAAACTGACGCACCGCGAGAAATGGTTCGTGGACCAAAGTCTTCGAACCCGAACCTATTTGAACAGGCTCGGCATCAGCGCCACGAGAGGCTTATCTCGTGGGGCTGGTGCAAAAGATGCCCCTTAGAAGGGGTTTCACTAACCCCACTGGTTTCGAGAACACTCGGCGCATAATTAAGGGGGTGTCCATTTCGGACACCCCTAGTCTTGTAAGCCCCATGGCATCCGATAGAGGATCCTAAGAAGGCGATCGTCTACGAACCCTGATCTGTTGGACTTTGATGGGTTCGTAGACATCCGCGTAGACGGTCACGACGTCTTCTCGTTCACAAGTGTGATCAAGTCGTAATACGTCTCTTGGCCTCCCATCGCGTTGGTCTCGATCACCAGGTTGAACTTCATTTCGCTCTGCATTTCCCGCATTTGCTGACGGAAGGCCCTCAAACCAACAGGCTTCGCACCCCCCGGACCGAAGCAGAAACTCCAATACTCTTTGTACAGCTTGTTTTCCAAGGTGCGGCTCGAATGATTGGGACAGGAGTCCCGAACGATCCTGATCGCTGGGGACTCCTCCATAAAAAAACGCACAGAGTTGTTCTCCTGTGCCACTTCCCGCAGGAGTTGTTTGTGAGACATAGGCAGGGTGTATTCGCTGTTGCGCACCAGACGCGCCAGGCCCAGGACTGCCCAAGCGACGATCGACTCGCGTTCCTCCGACACGATGATGTTACCAAGGTCCACCCGGCGCTTGCTGGGGTCCACCGGCTTGTTGAACTCGAGGATCAGCCACCGTCGGTTGAAGCCCTCCGAGGTGTCGTCTGTCTTCGGCGTGTGATTGGATGCGAACCAGTGTGTGCAGTTGGGCCTGAACTTGAAGATCTGCTGGCCTTTCTGCTGGCCCGACATCTCTGCGCCATCGACGATATCCTTGAAGCGCTGGCCGTCGATCTTCTTCTTTTCCGACAGCTCCCCGCACACGTTGATCAGCTTCTCATGCATCATCGTGGGCATGAACTTGTCGCCCCATTCGTTCGGAGGCACAAAACACTTGGCCTCCTCCGGCACCAGCGACTGAGCAATGGTCAGCATCTGAGATTTGCCGGATTTTGCCACCCCCTGGCACAGCACCACTCGCTGGTAGCGCGGGCCGAGCCCGAAAAGGGTCACGGACAGTGCCTCCTGGAGCGCATCGACCTTGTCATAGAAGTCTTCGTCATGGCCCCAGCTGTCATGCAGGAACTGAAAGAAGTGGGGGCTGTTACCGGCCTCCTCGGGCAGGTATCGAAACGGCAGCGTGTAGACCATCCCGAAGTCAGGGCTGTGGTCATGCAGGACCAGGTCTTCGTCCAGAAACCCGTTGGCGAAGTTTACGCCCCGCTTCTCGCTGGTCTTGATACCTGTGTCGGCCAGGTTCAGGATGGTCGCGTAGATGCCTTTGTGGTCGGAATGCTTCTTTCCGGCCTGCAAATGCCCATATTCCTGCGAAATTCGGGCCATAATGGTCTCTTGGGGCATTTCTTCCCAGTGTGAGCCCATATAACGCCACAAACCGGCGCCATAACGGCGAATTTCGTTCAACTGGGTCAGATCCTCCAACACGGCCTGGGCGATCTCGTTATGATCCGACCCAGTGATGCCATTGGACCTTAGTTCGCGGATCCGCTGCTTCAGCAGGGGGGCCCGGGCCCCGATTGCCCCCACATCGGCGATATACTGGACCAGTCGGCCTTCATCCAAGCTGCTGAGGTTGCTCGATCGGGCCACGCGCTCCAAAATCTGATCAACCGCGGCCGCACGACCCCGGCTCTGCTCCGGGTGGCGTGTAAACTCGTCCTGGAGGAAGTCGATCATCTCGTCGTAGGACCACTCTTCGTCGTCCTTGCTGAAATTCAGGCCGAGTTCGCGCTTTTCCTCCTCGGTCATGTCCGCGTCCCAACCCTCGGGCAACGGCTTGCGCTTCTCGTGGACGTCACGATGGAGGAAGCGGATCAGGTTGTCGACGTGCTTCTCGACATCAACGCCGTCCCCGGCCACGGCTTCGACGAACTCGGTGTTGTAGGAGCGCAGCATACCCACGGCTTCCTTGACCGTGCGCTCCCCGCGCATCACAGCGTAGGCGAACAGGCCGGCCTTCTCGGTAAGCGAGATGTCACGCGCCCCGGAGGACACGAAATCGGTGACCCGGCTGGATCCGGAGATAGACAGCTGGACGCCACCCTCAGTCTGTAGGGCACCCCGAAGGATTTCCTCGATCTGAGGGTCCAGAACCGGCAGTTTGTCCAAGACCGACAGCAGATCGCAGTTGGCCTTATAGGGCATGCCGGTCTTAGGGTGGATCGAGGGAGGCAACACCACCTGGGTCCGCTCCGACAGCAACTCGCAGAGGCTTTCACCCGAAGCGGTCTTGATCCGGAATGTCTTGTGACCGGTGTATTTGAAGGCCAGAACCATACCCTTCTGGCCGATCCGGACCCAGGGGGACGGGGGCAGAAGGTCTCGAATGAGCTGGATCAGCCCCTCGTTCTCGGTATCGATGTCGAGAACACAGATCCCCGACTGCTTGCCCAGAACGAGGCCTATGTTCCCGGTCGAGCAGGACTGAAGCCAGTCGGCTTGGACCTGTTCGGGGACCGGGGTGTCGTGATACTGGCTCCATTCCATGGGAACGGGGCGTTTTTCGCGGGAGTAGAGGGGGATGACTGACAGCCCCTGGGCGAAATACCTTGGGGCTGTATCGGCGAAAATATTGTCGCTCATGTCGAGGGTTCCAATGCTTCCTGAAGCCGTTCCATCACCTTCGTGCGCTGGGTAGCGTCCATCTCATCTTCCATGATCGAGAGCACGGTGTCGTGGAAGCGGCTGATTTGCTTGAGATTGGCCGTGCGTTCCTGAATGCCGACGATTTTGTCGAGCAGCGCGGTCGCGGTGCGGAAGTAGGCCATCGTTTCGGTGTTGTCCTTGGCATCCAGCTTCTTGCTGAAGTCCGTCAGCAGCTTGAACAGGTCATTGCTTTCCCGCTCCAACCTGGCCCATTTGCCGCCCTCGAGCGGCTCGTCTTCCTCGGACGCGGCCGCGGCGACTTGGGTCACCAGCTTGTCCAAGACCACCAGCTCGTCCCCCGAATAGGGGGCATCGAGGAGGTACTCGGGGTCGCTTTCTATGTTCTGCAGGATGATGTCGAGTGCAAACGCCGCACCCTCGGGTAGCGGGGGATAGTAGAAGTCGTTCATGTAGCTCTCCAGTTTGGCAAAACCGTTATACAGTCAAAAACTGAAACATAAAGTTTTGCTTTTCGTTCATTTCGGGAAATTGAAGTCGTCTTGCAGTTAGAATGAAGATGAGCTAGAGGTATATCAAGTCTACGTTTGAGGATTTTCGTGCAAAACCCGTACCTCCTGGAGCTGATCCGTCGGGCGCAAGCCCGATACAACATCGAGACCGTCGATATGGCTCTGGGGGAATGGATCTGTCAGAACACGCACCTGCGTGGCCGACCCTTCAATTTCGACAGATATCCCTTCCAGCGGCAGATCACGGACGACCTCCACCCCAACATGGATGTGATCAAGCCGTCGCAGGTGGGCCTGAGCGAAGTGCAGATCCGTAAGTCTCTGGCGTTCATCGCCCGGAACCGCGGCACCACCCTGATCTTCACCATGCCGAACGAGAAGATGTTCAAGCGCATGTCGACCACCAGGATCAAACCACTGGTGGAAGAGGAGAAAGCCTTCAACCTAGAGACGCGGACAGGCGAGAAGCCGGCGCGATCCATGGGTCTGTTCCAGGTCGGAAGCAGTTTCATGTTCGTGACCGGTGCGACCGAGGGGGATGCCACCTCGATCTCGGCCGATGTGGTTATGAACGACGAGATTGACTTGACTGACCAGCAGATGCTGACGTTGTTCAACTCTCGCCTGCAGAACTCTGACTGGAAGATCAATCAGCGCTTCTCGACCCCGACTTTCTCCAACTTTGGAGTGGACAAGGGCTACTCGGTGTCGGACCAGCGCGAGTATCTGTGCAAATGCACGGCCTGTAACCACTGGCAGGCCCCGCTGTTCCGGCCGCAATTCATCCATGTTCCAGGGTTGTCGAGCGACGTTGGAGATCTGCTGGAGATCGACGAGCAGATGATCGACGAGGGCAAGGTCGACATTCAGGGCAGCTACGTCAAATGTGAGAAGTGCCATTCGCCCCTGGACCTCGGGAACTCCGAGAACCGGGAGTGGGTGGCCCGTTTCGCCTCCCGGACGCATCACCGTGGCTACCGCGTGTCGCCATTCTCGACCGATCGACTGCCTCCGGAATACATCCTGACCCAGATGATGAAGTACAAGTCCCGCGACTACATGCGGGGCTGGTATAACACCGTGCTGGGGGAGGCCCACACTGATGGCAACTCGCGCCTGTCGGACGCCGACATCCAGGCGTGTTTCACCTCACAGATGAGCATCCCTAAGGTCGATATCGTCAAGCCAACATGGGTTGGCATCGATATGGGGGCGGTCTGCCATGTGATCGTGGCCCAGGGCGACAGCGTCGAGAGCCTGGACCTGATCCGTTTCAGCGAAGTGCCAGTCAAGGAGCTGAATGACCATGTCAAGGACATCCTGGCCACATACAACGTGATTGGAGGGGCCGTCGACAGGCACCCCTACACTCCGAATGCCGACGATCTTTTCGAGATTTCCCAAGGCAAGATCCTGCCTGTGGAATACCGGGGCCAGAAGAGCGTCAACCTGGTCGAGGACCAGGTGACGGAAGAGGTGATCTACGCCCAGGCCCACCGGACGACGGCCATTGACGCGGTCGCGGCCGCGGTGCGCCGGAAGCGGTGGCGCTTCTCAGGATATGGTAACCAGAAGTCGATCATCACGGATCATCTCAAGGACATGGTGCGGGACGAGAACCCGGAGAAGGAAGCGACCTGGGTCAAGCTGAGCAACAACGACCACTATTTCCACGCCATGGTGTTCCTGGGCCTGGGTCTGAAGCTGAAAGAGACCCAACGAGGCCTAACCGAGAACCCTCGGACCAGTGCCATCGTCTCGAGCGCGAACATGACCCACGCGCACAACAACCTCCTGCATAAGCCCAAACGACCCGGCGCCGGATTGCTCTAAGGCAGATTTTCAAGATGCCCTCTAGTAGGCTGAAGTCCTTATCTGGTATATGTCAAGTCAAACCGGATAGGATTTCTAATGGCTGGCGCTCTCGACAGTATTCTCAAAGTCGTATTCCCACGGCGAATGAAGCCCAAGGGCACTGCTCAAACGAACACCTATTCGGCTGACCGAACAGACCAAGTCCTGTCGGCCCCCGACTACCGAGACCACCTCAAGGATCTGTTCAACACTCGGCAGAGCGAGAGCAGCCAAAGCCTCCTCAAAGAGCTGTTTGTCCACGACCCGGATGTTTCAGCGGCGGTCAACGCTTTTCTGACCGTGGCGGATACCGAGCCGGTATTCACTGTGCGGGATCCAGACGGCAAGTTCGATCGCGAGGGCCAGAAGGCTCTGAACACGATCATCGCCACATTGACCACCCGCTACGATTACTCGAAGGGCTTCATGATGAAGCCGTCGATCCGCGCCTTGTGCGAGGACATGCGGTATATGCTGCTGCTGCGCGGGGGCATTGGCGAGGAACTGGTCTTCGACAAGTCCCAGATGCCTGTCGAGGTGCGCCACGTTGACATGCAGAGCGTGGAGTGGTTCGAGAAAGAGCCCAACATGTTCGTGCCGCAGCAGCGGGCACCAGCCTCCAACGAGGAGATCAGCCTGGACGTGCCGACCTTCTTCGTGAAGTTCTTCCGCCGCGACCCGACCTCGATCTATACCTTCTCTCCCTTCGTCAGCTCGATCAACACCGTCGCCGCCCGCCAACAGGTCATCAATGACCTGTATCGGATCATGCAGACCACGGGTTTCCCCCGGATCGAGGCCAGCGTGATGGAAGAGGTGCTTCTGAAAAACGCACCGGCCGAGATCCAGGCAAACGGCAAGAAGCAGCGTGAATACGTCGAGCAGGAGATCGCCCGCGTTCAGACCTTCCTGTCCAACGTCCGCGCCGACCAGGCCCTGGTCCACACAGACGCGGTCGAGATGTCGATGTTCAATGACAAGAACCCGAGCAATGGTCTGGACATCACCAGCATCATCGGGGCTTTGAACGCCATGAACCAGGCCGGCCTGCGCTCCATGGCCACCATCCTGGGACGCGGCGAAAGCGGGGTCAACACGGCCTCCGTCGAGGCGCGGATCTTCTCCATGCATGCTGAGGCACTGAACAAGCCGATCGCCGATCTTCTGTCCCAGATGCTGACCATGGCGCTTCGCGTCGTGGCCCAGTCCGAGAGCCGGGTCGAGTGCCGCTTCCGTCCGGTCGAGCTGCGGCCGCAGACCGAGCTTGAGCCGCAGCTGACCATGCGGGCCGCGCGTCTCAAGGAGGATCTGTCCCTCGGGGTTATCTCGGACGACGAGTATCACCTGGAGATGTACAACCGGATCCGCCCGGACGACGCCCCGGAGCTCTCTGGCACAGGCTTCATGCAATCGCAAAACATCGGCGTGGACGAGAACAACGTCACCCCGAACGCCGACCCGATGGGACGGTCTTTGACCCCCAAAGGTAGCGCGTCGGCGAAGGGCAGCGACGTCACCAAGAAGCCAGCTCCGAAGTAACAGGTAGGAATCATCCATGACGCTTTCCACAACCATTGTTACAGGGGTGCTCTATAACCCCGCAGGCGCGGTTCTTGCCAATAAGCGGATCGAAATCAGGCCCCTTTCAGGCGGCATCTCGAGTGTTGCGGGTGGCGCCCGTATCCCCCTCCAAATGGTTGGGTCAACCGACGAGAATGGGGCAATCGGCCTCCAGTCAGAGAATGGGTTTACTGTTGGAGTTCCCCTTTCCATGGGGAAATACCACCTCAACGTGGACCGTATGACCCAAGTTCTCACGATCGACGCCGCCATGGTGGCAAGTGGGGCTGTGAACCTTCAAGACACACTGGTGGGGGAGACTGAGGTTGTCCCCCGAGACCGGGGGTTGCCCCCAGGGGGCGTTTTTGGGCAGGTTCTGGCCAAGACGTCTTCGCTTGAATATGCAGTTTCATGGGTAACCCCCACGAACGCAGAAACGGAAGATGGGGCAACCCTGGTCACCTGGGAAAGCGTTACGGACAAACCGGCCACCTTCCCACCGACGAGCCACCAGCATCAGATCTCAGACATCTCCGGTCTCCAGGAGGCCATTTCGGCCGAGATCCTGTGGGGGGATATTAGTCAGAAACCAGAACTCTACTCCAGGGCCCAAGTCGATACCCTGGTGCAGAATTTCGAGACGTCTTCCCAGATTGACCAACGAGATTTGGCAAACCGGGATCGGGGCAACCACGAGGGGACACAAGCGGCCGAGACTATTTCTGATTTCAATGCAGCTGTGGATGCCCGACTGCAAAGCAGCGACAAGGTCTCCAGCAGCAGCGTCACGAACATCGTTTCGCTGACCCAGACTGAATATGACGCTCTCGAGACCATAAGCCCCACCACGCTCTATGTGATTGTCGAATGAGACTGGATAAGCTTTTTCTGGGGCAACTGCCCGCCAGCCAGGCTTATCTTGGGGGTAGCCTGATCTCCACGGGACAGGTGCTTCCGCCCACTGATGAAGGGGGAGGTGATAGTGAAAACCAGATTTTCCCGACGTCTTTCTATGGGGTGGGCCCTGGACAGATACCGACACATTGGGATTTTCGGGCCGCGGCTGCAACGCAGAGCCTCGCGGACTCGGCTCCCTACGGCCCAACCCCCAACCTGGGTGGGGCGGGATCGATGTTCAATCTAACCCCAGGGCCGGATCCTGTGCTTTACGACAGTACCTTTGACGCCAGCCAGAACAACGGCACTACCAGCCGGATGGAGATAGACAACCGGGTAGATCTCGTGGGGGTACACACCATGTTCACTGGCTACCTGACCAAGGATGCTGCAACCACCCTTGGTTTCAACAAGAGCTTTAAGACTGAGATACGTTTCATTCCTGGCAATAATCGCGTGAACATCACCTCGTCTGAGGGTACACGGTCGTTTTTTGGGCCCGTGCCAGACAACCAGTGGTTTGTGGGAGAGCTTATATGTGATGGCAGTACGCTCGATGTCCGCATCAATGGGCAGAGCCTCGGCCAGCAACCCCTAGCTTTGTCCCCGGGGGATTTGGCTGTCGACGTGCTGTTCAACCGGGCGTCCCACACAGTTCCATTCAATGGCTACTGCACCGACGCATTGGGGATCATCCTCGGGGGAGATCCTGAAGTCTACACCACTGCGCGCCAGTACCTGGCCGACAAAGTAGGGATTACTCTCCCATGATAAAAAGGCTCTGGGATATTTTCAAAGTTCCAGGGGGGAACACGACGCCGCACCACCGGGGGGCGACTTTCTTCTGGCACTGGGGGCTGGGCATTCTGCCAGGAGCTTTGCTGGGAACCTGGGGGTGGGAACCTGGGCTGGCCACAGCCCTAACTGTGGGGGTGGTCTACTGGGGGCTCAAGGAGCGCCAGGACATCGCGTCTGGAGGGTCTCGTCGTGACAGTTTCGAGGACTCCCTTGCTGTGGCTTTGGGGGGAACAGCAGGGGCCATGGTGCCTGAAGTGTTCGTCCCAGTCCTTCTAGGACATCTGGGGGCGTTGATTGTCACAGCGGCAAATCCGCGCTGAAGATTTTCAAATAACTACTTGGCTTGACTTGGAGGTATCGGTTATCTTGCCAGTCAAATAACCACCTAACGGATGTGAACCAGGTAGATGCTGCGTCAAAAGCAAGTCGAAATCACGGACGAGATTGTTGCCCAGATCGAGCAGGTTACCAAAACCTCGATCGATCGGAACAACATCATCGTCTTCGAAGCCGCCGCGCTTTCGACCGAGCCACTCCACAAGCGCGGCTCGATCTACCATGAAGCGCGCGCGGTGCGTAGCACCCTCGAGGACATGGTTCAGCGGCTCAACTCCGGTGAGGAGAGCGTCCCTCTCCACACAATGCATATGCAGAGCAACGAGCTGCCCAAGGGGCGTGTGTTCCAGGCCCGTATTTCGGACGAGCCCAACGGCTCCAGTGTTCTGCGGGCGATGTTCTATCTGCCGCTCTCAGAGCGGGAGCTGATCGAGAAGATCAATCTGTCGATCCTGGACGAAGTCTCGGTTGGCCTGAAGTCAAAGCAGGCGCTCTGCTCCAAATGTGGGTTCGATTTCTTCGGCCCGGAAGCCGACTTCATGAACCTCATGACGCAGACTTGCGACAATGATCACATCATCGGCGAAGATGGCATGCACCTGAAGCTGGTCGGTATCGATCGGTGGATGGAACTGTCGCTGGTTTCGCGCGGTGCGTCGGACAAGCCCAAGATCCTGAGCCGCGTAAAGAACCTGGTCTCCAAGGTCGAACAGGACCGGATGGCCGCGGATGGCAAGCCTCTCGAGGCGCTTTGCCTCTTCACCTCAACAGCAATGGAGACTCCCCAAATGGCGGACAAGACTGAGACCAAGGACTTCGATGCAAAAGCTGCGATCGAAGCTCTGGAGGCCAAGATCACGGAACTGACCGAGAACCTGGCCAGCAAGGACAAAGAACCGGATGCAGAACTTCAGGCCCAGCTGGACGCGGCCAACGCCCGCGTGGCCGAGCTGGAAGCTGCCGCTGATCCCGAGCCCGATCTGCAGGCACAGCTGGACGCGGCCAACGCCCGCATCGCTGAGCTGGAAGCTGAGCCCGAGCCCGAGCCCGAGCCCGAACCCAAAACCAACGCTGCACCGGATGTCCCGGTTGGCGGGGTGGCTGCCTCCGCAGTCTCTGACGCGAAGAAGGACGATCATCTGCATCTTCGTGCTTCCGCGTTCAAAACCAACCGTCGCGCATAAGGAGAATAGATATGGCGATTATCGGTCAGGGGATCTCCCTGCGTGGGATGACCCACGAAAAATTTCACTATCCGTTCTACCTGGTTGCAGGGATCACGAGCGCGGACGTCGGCAAGGCTGTCGCGATTGACACCTCGGCTGCAAATACCGTGAAGCTGGCCGGCGACGGTGAGCAGGTCATCGGCAACCTCGTTGTTGTTGAAGACCGAGGTGTCGAGGGCGTCCTGGTGGGCACGATCGCTCTGCGTGGTGGTTTCCGTTTCCAGGAAGTCGACACACCGGCACTGGCCCTGGCCATCGGCGACACAGTCGTTGGCGCTGGCGACGGCGAGGTGCGCGCTCGTACCAATGCCGCAGGTGACGCCAAAGAGGCCGATCACTCGGACAACATCGTCGTCGACGTTGACGGCACCAACATCACAATCGTGCGCTAAGGGAGACACAGCACATGAAACATTTCGATCTTACTGGTGTGCGCAAAACGCCTGTCGAGAACGTGCTGGCCGCTCTGAAAGCGGAAAGCGCTCACGACTCGCGTGAAGCCGGCGCCAAGCTGATTGCCCAAGCCCGGGACGTCGGCCTGAACCTTCGCGACTATCTTACCCTCGCGATCGACACCCGGGCAGGGGAACACAAGGAGCGTTTCGGCGCTGCCAACCTGAACGGCTACGAAGCCGCTTTGGATTACCTGAACCTGCCCTTCCACAATGACCTCGAGCAGGGTGTCCTGCTGCAGGCCGCGTCGGAAACCTTCCAGACATTCCCCGGCACCCGGGCGCTGTTCCCCGAAGTCGTGGACGACATGCTGCGCTGGCAGAACCGCCAGGAGCAGTTCGAGAACACCGACGCTCTGGTGGGCCAGTCCCGCACGATCTCGGGTATCGAGATGGTCTCGACCGTGGTCCTGGACGACAGTGAAGAGCGCGACACGTATATCGTGCCGGAACTCGCCAACATCCCTGTCCGCACGATCCGCACCAGCGAGACGTCGGTGAAGATGTTCAAGCACGGTTCGGCCTATCGTACGTCGTACGAGTTCAACCGTCGTGCCTCGTTGGACATTCTGACCCCGTTCGCCACGCGCGTTCAGCGTCAGCTGGAGATCTCGAAGGTCACGGCTGCAATCTCCGTCCTGGTCAACGGCGACGGCGTCAACGGCGCGGCTCCCACGGAAGACCTGTCGGCCTACGGCGCAGACTTCTCGGGCGGCAAGAGCCTGAAGGACAACTATCGCGCCCTGGCGAAGTTCCTGATGTCCCGTGCCCGCAACGGCAACCCAGTGGATACCCTTGTTGGCAACTTCGACACCTATGTCGAGCTGATGTTCATGTTCATGCCGACCTTGAACAACGCGAACAGCTCGGACGCAGAAGCTCTCGCCTCCATGGGTGGTCCCAGCCTGCAGCTGCCGATCATGGGCGGTACCGTTCGCTTCGCAGTCGCTTCGGCAATGCCCGCGAACCGCCTGATGGCCTTCTCGAAGGGTGAAACCCTGGAAGAGCTGGTCGAGGCTGGTGCTGCGATCTCGGAGAACGAGCGTTCGATCACCAACCAGGCGCTGACGTACGTGCGCTCGGAAGTGACTGGCTACAAGCTGGCGTTCGGCGATACCCGCACGATTCTGCGCACCAACGCCTAAACCCAGCTGGTCTGGACATATAGGCCCACCCGCGCCCGTGGGTGGGCCTTTTTCGTAAAGGATGGAACCATGAAAGTAATCGCGAAGACCACCGGGCCGTTCATGTTGATGGACACCCAGACGAACGACCTCCTGGTCGACTACGAACCCCGGGTCGTCACCTGGACCCAGTTCAAGGAAGCCAGGTCGGGAAAGGGCCAGATCAAGTCCCTGGCGTCGAACCTGCCCAACGAGGCGAATGACGCGGATTTCCAGGAATACCTGGCCGAAGCCGGCGATGAAGACTTGGCTGTGGCGTCCTATGTTTCCGCTTTGAGCCCGGAGCCCGAACCCAAGCCGAAGCCGAAACCGAAGCGGGCAACCAAGCAGACTCCGGCCGAGACGGGGGAGTAAACCATGTGGTTCACCGCCAATGAGGACGTCACACTGACGATCGAGTTCAAGGTCAATGGCGATTACGTCATCCCGACGGAGGCCACGGCCACCGTTCGGGATGCGGAGGGCGCCCCGATCAGTGGGCTCGAAGATATCTCACTGGCGGTGGGTTCCACCAATGCACCCCTGGTTATCCCCGCGGTGCATAACATGGTCACCCCTGGGAACTCTTTCGAGACGCGGTTTGTCACTGTGGGGTTCGTTCACAACACGCGGCACTGGCGGATCTCAAAAAGCTACAGGATCAGCCCGCTCCTGCTGATGACCACCGGGCCGGATGACGTGCGACGGGAGCTGGGTCTGGATGGCTCCGAGCTGCCCGACGAGGATATCGATCTTACCAGTGCCTACCTGCGACTTGAGGATGAGCTCGGCAGCATATTCACCGAGGCCCTCAAGTCTGGAAACTCCAAGGCCATTTCCGCAAACCGGGCCATCTCCCTTCGGGCGGCGCTAGATATCGTGGACAGCCTACCCTTCCGTGTGGCTGTCAAGATGAAAGCCGAGGACAGCTCCATTGATCGGATGAAGGAGTTCGACGTGGCGATGATAAGGCTACGTCTGGGCCAGCGACTTTCCGAAATGACCGACCATCTAGAGAATTTCACTGACACTGGGCGCACCTCCTTCGTGGTTGGAACACCAACAGACGCCATAACGGGAGCCTAACATGCACCGCAAGATGCGAGATCGCTTCTCGGTCACCATGCGCACCCGAGAAGGACACCAGTTCAACGCTCAGTTCGGAGACCCAGGGGCCTACCCCCGGCCGCGAAAGGAGATCCAAAACCTTCCCCACAGAGCTGTGGTTACCCACCGCGACTCTGTGGCCAAGGCTGGCGATCTTGTGGTCTACGATGGCGTTGAATATCTTCTATGCGGTCAGCACGTCATGGCCAACCTGAAGCGGTTTCTGGCTGTGGAGATCAATGCCAGGGTGCGTTGGGTGCGCGCTGGAGACGTCATTGACCCCGTCACTCTGATGAAACGCTCCTGGGATGAGGTAGAACTTGATCCCCAGTTGAGTGTCACCCGAGAACCAGGACGGGCTTTCGAGGAAGCCGATTTCAAGATGTCGCAGAACCGTATGTTCACCTATGCCGATGTGCAGCTGGGAGACCGTCTGGATGACATGAAGGTGATCCTGGTCGAAGATCTATTCGGGATCCGCATGCTAGAGGTCGCCTAATGGCCAACCCAAACGCCCAGAAGTTTGCTGCCATGAGACAGCAGGTCGCGGGAACCCTCCAGAACTCCTTCAATCGAAGCACGGAAGAAATCCGCCTGAGCATTACTCGGCAGATCCAGCAGTATGCCCGGGATTTCTACAAAGGCATGTTGGGCGAAGGCCTGGCCCAAGAGTCCCAGTTCTATTCGCCCCTGAGTGCCAGATACCAGGCTCGGAAGGACCGACTAACCGGCAGCAAAACCGGCCGGGGGTTCTACGAGTTCTCAGGGGGCTTGAAAAGATCGCTCCTGAAGCGCGACCCAATGGCCGACTTCGGGGTGCCAGAGGTCAACTACGTCTCGCAGTTCGGCAATAAAACCAGATCTGGATACAAAGCCGCAGGGCCAAACCTTTTCCGGGATCCTAAAGGCAGGTTCGCCAGCCCTGGCGCTGCTCTTGATCTGTTCGCTGTCCTTGGGGTGGAGCTCTTTCCCAAACTCGTGGGTAAGAACAAGGGGGCGATACTGGGCATTTATCCTAATGTGAAAACCCGCGTCACGCTGGCCCAACGTGGCCGAAAGGCTACCACCTACAAATACACCCGAGCAGGTCTGCGCACCCGCCTCGAGATGATGGAGTATGGCCACGGAGGGAAGCCCCCACCACGGCCGCTCTTGTTCGAGTATATGCGCCGGTACCGCGGGGTTCGGCTGAAGAGCAAGATCGAAGCAATCATGAATAGAGGTTTCTGATGTTCCCGACCCAGTACCACAACATCCAATCGTCATTGCTGCGCTTCTGCAGTCAGTTCCGCCTCGACATGGCCGCAAAGGGGGTCTCCCTGGAGACCGTGAACATGGACGCGCATACAGATGAGAGCGAATGGCCGGAGGGGGATTTCATCGGGGTAGGGGAGTCTGAGATCCTGATCGAAGAGACATACTCAGGGTCGTGCTTCTTTGCCCTCTCCACCTTGGATGACACCAACCTCTATCGTATGGGTCAGTTGATGAAGGAGCTGTCCTCCAGGCTGCTGCCGAACAGGAGCATCCCCGTCTATGATACAGAGACGGGGATGCAAATCGGGAGCATTTTCGTATTGCAGGGAACGAAGATCGAAGCGCCGATGCCGACAAAGACCCAGCCGATCCAGCCCATCCTCGTCAACTACGAGACGGACCTCCGTTCCTTTTGAGGACTTCCAGATCGCTTTCGACGTTCGCGTCGATTGCGCTCTCCAACAGGACACCAATCTCACCGTTGCGCGCCCGACGATTGAGCTTGGCGCGGGCGTCAATTTGATCGACCAGCCGTTTTGGGAGTCGGATGGTGAATGCCTTCAAGTCGTCCATGGTTTTCTCCTAATTTGGACTTTAGATACACTGAAAATAACCTGAAAGAACCTTTGTGTCGACCCTGGTTTGAAAGTAATGTCTGGTTCAAATTCAAGTCAAACAGGAGATTGACCCATGGCCGGTGAAGCCAAAACCTCTGCCTTTATGCTCGGCACCGCAACCGTGATGCTGGGTATGCCCGACAAGCTTTTCGATCTGAACCCCGAGGACCACAGCATCGGCCTGGTCAAGAATTTTCGCATCACTGCGGAACCCAGCTACACTGATCTGACCCAAGGGGTCCGCAACCAGATCGTTTACTCGGTGATGACCGGGAACATGGTCAAGGCTGCGATGGAGACCTACGAATACACGGGCAGCAACATCGCCTACTCGCTGGGCCTGGAAGGCGCAGGGTTTACCGGTCAGACCGAAGAAACCAACGTCACGACCGCCTCGATCGCTGATGCCACTGATCTGGCCGTTGATGACGAGAGCGGTTTCGCTGTCGGCGACTGGGTCATGATCTCGGGTTCGACCAATGATCGTGTCCAGGTGCGCAAGTTGACCGCGGCTTCCACTGGCTCCCTTGAGTTCGCTCAGCCTCTGCTGTTGCCCGTCGCCGCTGGCGCGGTGGTCCAGAAGGCCAACGCAATCGGTGTGGGTTCCAAAGCCGAACAGCCCTTCCTCTCCGCGAAGATTGTGGGTGTCCTGGCCGACGGCACCGAAGTGGTGCTGCTGTGCCCGAAGGTCCGGATCACCAACGGTTTCTCGCTGGGCTTCACAACCGAGAACTTCGACAATCTGCCGTACGAATTCACGTTCTACGACCAGGTGGCCTCGGACCCCTTCTTCACCGAGTTCGCTGGTGAACAGGCGAAGCTTCTCACCACGAAGTAATCGAACTGGTGTATTGCTTGATCGCTGCGTATGTTTTATTACAGGCGCAGCGATTTTAATTTGAGGTAGACACCTATGACGCAAGAGAAACCCCAGCACACCTTTACAATTACTGTGGATGGACAGCCGAAGGACATCAAGATGACCTTCGGGCTGTTGAACCAGCTGGTCCGCACGATCGGGGACATCGAGTCCGTCGCGGACATCAGCTTCGATATTGAGCTGCGGGAGGCCCTCTTGCAGGAGTGCCTGGCCCCCCGGGACGAGAACGGCCGCATCGAAAAAGAGGTCAACCTCTTCCTGATCGACGTGAACCCTGATGATGTCATCGACCTTCTGGATTGGGTGGGGGCGCACGTCACCGATTTTTTGCTGGCGCAGATGACGCGCGCGAAAGAGATGATGGAGCACCGCAGCGATCAGGTGAAAGCCCTGATGCCTACATCAACTGGTACTCCAGCCTAAATTTTTCGGAGGCACTCGTCCTGGCTTTTGGATGTGTGCCTTCGGAACTCGACAAGATGTACTGGGTCTACACTTTGGACGACTTGAAGACCAAGACGCGGTTGTTCTTGTCGGACAAGCAGGCTCAGGCGGCTCAGGATTTCCAGAACCTCGCTCTGGTGGCGAGACAACTTTTCGGTGGAAAGTCTGATAAACCGACCGAGGAAATTGAAGTCCCGAAGAACATCCACGAGATGAAGTCGGCTTTCAACAAAGTATTCGGATAAGTAAACCACCATGAACCACTTAGGAGAGGTAAGTATGGGGGGATATTCGCCCTCATTCGGACCTCTCCTTCATGGCAACTGGCAATAACTCAGGGAACGGATCGACGCGCCTCGAGATAGGCCCGTCCACCCGATCTCAATCTGACATCCAAAAGTTCCTGACGGTCCTCCGAAATATCGAGAAGACCGTCTCGGAGACGACTGCCAAGTTCAACCTCATGGGGTTGGGGCTGGACCGATCGTCCAAGACTCTGGGAGAAATGAAAGCCCAGATGCAGCAGTTCAAGCTGCTGTCTCAGAGCATCGAACGCAACTCCATTATGCAGTCCCCTGGCAGGTATTTTCAGGGCCAGCAGTTCCAGGCTGCACAACGGGTCGAGCGGACCTCACGGCTCGGAACCAATACCGGGCAGGAGATAGCCCTCCAGAAAGAAGGTCTTGCTCTCGCGAAGGAGGGCGCACGGTATTACCGTCAGCGCAACATGCAGCAGCGGGTGTTCAATCTTGACCTGCAGGCTACCACCGAGAGCTTCCGCAAGATCCAGACCATTCAGAAGGCCCGCCAGATCAGCGAAGCGGCCCTGGTGCGTATGGGGGGAGAGGTTCAGCAGGGCAACACGGCTGCCGCCCGGGCCTCTGAGCGCCTCCACCGTCTCGCCGAAGCGCGGGTGCGTATGCTCCAGAACGAGGCCAAGGTTGCCAAGGATCTGACACGAGAGACCGAGAAACGCGCTGCAGCCATACGAAAGTCGGCTCTGGGCGATCGTCAGCTGGAGGAAGCCAAGCGCCAGGAGCGCCGCCGCATGATCAACGGCGACGGCGGTGCCAGCCTGTTCATGATCCAGGCCAGCATCATGGCGAACTATGTTGCCATGAATGCCTTGCGGCAGTCGGTCACAGGGGGCATCGAATTCGCGGGTCAGCTGGACGAGAGCCTGCGAAACCTCCAGGCGATCACAGTCGTCACTGACACGAACCTTGGTGAGCTGAAGACGGAAATCCTGGCGGTGTCTGAGGCCACCAAGTTCTTCGCAACCGACATCGCCGATGCGGCCGTCACCTTGGGCCAGGCCGGCTTTTCCACCAAGGAGATCAAAGACTCCATCCGGGCCGTAGCCCTGCTGGCCACGGCCACAGGCACCGATCTGAAACGCTCGGTCGATCTGGCCACCTCGATCCTTGGGGTGTTCAAGATGGAGTCCGCTCAGATGACCGGGGTGGCCAACACCCTCACAGCGGCGGTGAACAACTCGAAGCTGAACCTCGACAAACTGGCCCTAGGCCTTCAATACGCCGGTAACACCGCGGCACAGTCCGGGGTGAGCTTCGAAGAGCTGACGGCGTCTCTCGGCGCAATGGCCAACGCCGGTATCCGGTCCGGTTCCACACTCGGCACCGGCATGCGGCAGATCATGATCTCCCTGCAGAAACCCTCTGGCAACTTCAAGGATACCTTGGACCGTCTGGGGATTTCGATGGGGGATGTGAGCCTCCAGGGCAATGGGCTCTACGGTGTGATGCGCAACCTCAAGGAGGGGGGTTTCACTGCAGCGGACGCCATTCGGTCCTTCGAAGTGCGCGCCGCGGCTGCGTTCAACGCCTTGTCGAACAACCTCGGAGACGTGGTCAAACTGGAGCGGGCCTTCCTGAACTCTGCGGCTGCTGCAAAAGCGAACGAGACGCAGATGCGGGCTGTGACCAACCAGGGGCGTCGGTTCCAGGCCAACCTTCAGGCACTGGTCTCCACCGGTCTCGAACCGATGGTTTATTTCCTTCGGGATGTTTTCGACTGGTCAGCTTCGCTCTTTGAAAGCTGGAGAAGCGCCCCTGGGGTAATCAGGGGGGTGACCACCGGGATTGTTGCACTAGGCACATCCCTTCTGGTCGCGCGAACCGCTTATCTGGCTCTGAACGTGCTGGGTATCATCTCGGGCTTCAAGGCTTTGAAAATTGCTATTCTGGGGGTGGCCACCGCGGGTGCCGTTGCTGGCAGCATGATCGCTCCGCTGGCCATTGCGGTTATCGGGGTCGCATCAGCGCTGGGAATGGCCTACATGGCCCACCAAAGCTATACCGACGAGATCAACCGGAGCAACGACGCCACCCGTCGAGCGCAAACGGAATTTGACAACCTCACAGGGGCCAGCGAAGCGACAGCAAGCCAGATTGGAATGGTCGAAGACCGGATCAAAAGCCTGACCGACCGGTCAAAGATGTTGAATTCGGAAAACCTTCTCCTCCAGCTGGAAGCGGACAAGGTCCGTGAGCAGTTCCATGAGATGGGGCTCGAGCTCGGCGAGAACGTCAACAGCGTCGATGATCTGGTCGAGGCCCTGACCCGGCTTCAAGAGAAACTCTCTGGAGAGTATGTTCTCAACCTTGGCAAGTCTGTCGAGGGGCTCGAGAACCTGCTTGAGGCTTACGAGAAGCAATACAAAACCCTTATGGGCGAAGGGGCTATCGGAGAGATCATCAACAACAGAGGGTACTCTGAGGCATACAGGAATGCTGGGGCAGGAGCCGCTGTTGAGGGCGCCCAACTGGCACTGACCCCTGGTGCCTCTATGACCGATCTGCAGAACGCCCGGTCGATGATGATGAACGCCCGGGAGGCTGACGGAGCTCACCAGGGTCTGCAGAAGCATATGGACCAGGCGCTGGATCAGATCAACAAGATGATCGAGATCCGCCAGACGATCATGAGCCTGAGCCATGAGCTCAACGACATGACCCGTACCCAGGCCGACGCCATCAACCGGCAGGAGAACCCTGGGATCGTGGCCGCAGCAGCGGCGATGGAAATCACGAACGACTCCCGTGTGGCTGAAGCAGCGGCTACCGGCAGTGGACCTGTCGCCCAGTTCACCAACGCCCGGAGCGAGCTGAAGACTATTGAGGGTGAAGCCGAGGCGCTGATCGAGCAGATCAAGACCAACGAGGATCTCAACGAAGCCGTCAAGAAGGATCTGATCCAGACCGTCGAGAACTCGCTAACGTCCGTGCGGCTGTCGGTGGCCAATATGGGGGACGCTGCACGAGAGGTGGCCGAGACGGCCGCGGAAGTTGCCGATCTGCGGAGCAAGACAGCAGAAGCCCGGATCAAGGCCGAGCAGGCCAAGACCGAGAACCCCGCCGATGTTCGTCGCAAGGGCAACGCGCTGCTGATGAACCTCAAGAACCAGCAGGAAGCCGAAGAGGCGGGCCTGCTATCTGAATTCGATCAGGAAACAGGCTCCTCGGAATACCAGGCGCAGCTGGCCCAGATCCGCGAGGACTATGCGCGCCAGAGAGAGGAAACAGAGAGCGAAACCATCGATCACCTGAAGCGTGTCCAGGATCTTCAGATCAAGCATGACGAACAGCAGATCGAGAACCTGCGCAGCCAGATCGGGGAAACCCGTGATCCAGAGGTCCGGGCGTCCCTGCGTGAAGAGATTGCTGCCCTGCTGAATGGTATTGCTGGTATGCGACTGAGCCAGGAGGCCCTCGCTTCCGAAGGCGATGCGGCCCTTCGCAACCGCATGGCTGAGCTGGACGCAGACCTTAGCCAGGCTCTCAAGGAGCTGGATGAAGCAAACGCCGAAGATGTCACAAACCTCCGCATCAAGACTGAGCAAATTCGGGCGAGTGCCGAGGCCACGCGACTTCAACTGGCACAATCTGACACCGAAGACCCTGATCAGATCCGCGCGCTTGGCGCCGACCGTCTGACTAATGCCTCCCGCTCCCAGAGCCTCGCGGAAGAAGTTCTTCGCAACAAGCCTGGACAGGATGTCTCCTCGAGCATCTTCAAGGCAGAGCTGGCAGCGCTGGAACAGGAAGCCCAGGAACAGAACCGTCGGATCGAGGAAGAGACCGAGCAGCACCTCAGCCGGGTGGCTGACCTGAACATCAGGTCTATGGACATCCAACTCCAGCAACTGGAACGGGCGGTTGATAGATCGGGGGACGAGGACGAGCGGACCCAATTGCGTGACGAGATCGTTGATCTGGTCACCCGGCGGGCGGAAGCCTTGAAGGAGCAAGTCTACCTCCTGGTTGATGCCGGGATCGAACAGGACAACATGATCGCCGAGATCGAGAACGACCTCTTGGCCGATCTCGAGGCTATCGAAGAAGCCAACCGCATAGACGACCTGGCCATTGCCCAACGCAATACCCAGGCCGCGAAGGATGCCCTGGATGCCGTTATGCGCCTGGGCGACGACGCCAAGACGCATGCCGAGAACGCCTCCTGGTACCAGAAAGTCATCAAGGCCGCGAAGAATTGGGCCGATGCTCTACGCGCGGAAGCTGCGATCGCAGCCGAGGGAGACGGGGTCGGCGACGATACCGCTGGTGACGCGGACACAGCCATCGGCAAGCTCTTCGAGGGGGTAGAAGACCGGCGGGATAGAAACGCCTCGCGGATCAACCGGGGCGGCCGTGGGGGCGGCCGTGGGGGCGGCCGGAACAAAAAAGATGAAGTCGACGAGCTGATCGAGAACCTCAAGGCCAAGATAGGGGCTGCTGAAAGCCTGATCGCGGCCGGCGAGGTCAGCAACATCGAACTCGATAGCACCCTGAGCATGGCCGAAGACAAGCTGGGCGTCATCATCGGCCAGATCGGTACGATGCAGGACAAGCTGAACGCTGGAACCCTGACCAGCGCCGAGCAGGAGAAGTTGAATGAGCTGGTCGATCAGCAGGCCAAGCTGACCTCTTTCATTGCGGCCGAGGAAATGCGGATCGCCCAGATCAAGATGGAGCAGGGCCGCATCCAGGAAGGCATCCTGATGACGGTGCAGTCCTGGGCTCGGGAGAACATGTCGGTGACCCAGACCATCCAGGATGGGGTCGTCAACGTCCTGGGCAACGCCAAGGGGGCAATCTCGACCTTCTTCACCGAGTGGGCAAACGGAACAAAGAGCGGCAAGGACGCCTTCCGCGACATGGCGTCCTCTGTCATCAAGTCGGTCCAGAACATCTTTGCAGAGATGATGGCCCTCTGGGTGCTGCAGAAGCTGATCGGGTTTGCCTTTCCTGGGGCGCAGAAGTCTGGCAGCTTTGGCGCTCTGGCGCGCAGCTCTGTCGGCTTGCGTGAAGGGGGAGACGTAAAGAAGGCCGCGGACGGCACACATGTGAAGGGCAACCTGAACCGGGACAGCCAGCGATACGATCTCATGCCTGGGGAATACGTCCTGCGCCGGTCGGCTGTCCAAGCCATTGGGGTCGATCAGCTCGACAGCCTGAACGCCCTTGGCAACCGCACCGTCCAATCAGCAGGCCACCAGGGAGCTGCCTCCAACCAGCAAAAGACCTCGGCCCCCGGCCGGGACATGAACATCTACCTGGTTGACGAAAGATCACAGGCCACGGGCCTCGGCCCGAGCGATGTGATCGCGGTGATCTCTGATGACATCTCCCGCGGCGGCACGACCAAGAAGCTGATCAAGTCCGTCCAGATAGGAGCTGTGTGATGGAGACCTTTCCCTGCCTCTACTTCCTGAGCTCGACCCGGTACCCCCAATCAGGGGTCCGGATCCAGCTGGGCAACAGCTACCAGTTCAACACCCCACCGGAGGCCCCGGACCAGAGGATATTCGTCCTGAAACTGGCAGGCCTGCAATACCTGGTCACGGAGCAAGGGCAGATCGACACTGTCTCTAAACCCGAGCGGAACATGGCCGTGTTGGAGCTTTTCTACAACCAGCACAAGCTGGCCTACAGCTTCATTTTCAACCACCCGGTTTACGGCCCTGTCACCTGCAAATTCAACAAGCCCCTTGAAATCCCCGACGGGATCGTCGGCGGGAATGGGGTTCTTTCCGAGCTCACCGTCGAGCTGATTGAGGAACCATGAGAACTGACATCCCAAGCTCTATTCAGCAGAGCATCCACGAGCTGGCCCCTGACGCACTGGTCCATCTCTACAAGATCGAACTGACTGACGAGACGACCATCCGGCTCTCGCCCAAGGGGGAAGTTGTCTGGCAGGGAAACACTTTCGAACCAGTCCCCTGCCACCTCACCGAGATCTCTCAGGACGCTGACGGCAAGCGGTCGCGGCCCAAGTTCACGTTCGCCAACCCTCAAGGCTTGTTCTCGAAGGAGATCTACGACCGCAAGCTCGATAATGCCATACTGACCCGATATCGGATCATTCAGGCAGACCTGGTTGCAGATATGGACTTCGCGCTCACCGAGCAGTTCCGGGTGACGCGGGTCGTCAACGTCAGCAACATGACGGCCACGGTCGAGATGCGCAGCGCCATGGACGGCCATAACTTCAAGCTGCCGGCCAGGGCTTACTATCCCCCGGAGTTCCCCCATGTCAAACTTCAGTAATCTGGTCGGTCTTCCCTATATCGATGGTCTACAGGACTGCTACTCTGTGGGGCGGCGATACTATTCCCAGGTCTGGGGCCTGGAACTGCCGAACATCGCAAGACCCCACCGGTTCTGGGACGACCCTGATCTCGATCTGTATTCGATGTATCAGCGCTATGGGTTCCAGCCCGTGTTCGATGACACCCCGCAGATCGGTGACGCGGTGCTGATGCCTATCCTGTCGCGGATGAACAACCATGCGGGGTTCGTGGTCGAGGACAATCAGATCCTGCACCACTTGCCAAACCAACTCAGTTGCGTTGACCGGCTGCGTCCCAAGTGGATGCCCCGGGTCACCGTCCAGCTTCGCCACCCGGCCATTCAAGAGGCCCAGGCCAAGCAGAAAGAAACAGTCCATCTTCACGAGGTCATTGATGCTGACGTTTTCCGAGATCCAAGAGTTCAAGAAGAAATTGACCGGGTTCTGGAGTCCGAGCGTCGAAAGATGCGGGGTCATAACCCCAGAGATGGTGGTGGTGGAGACGCCGAACCATCATCCAACGCCTGAAGCAAATTTCGAGTTTCTGATGGAGGAACTCGAAGGGGCGATTGGGACGTTCCACAGTCATCCCGATGGAACCGCAAATCTGTCTATTGACGACTACAGATTTTTCCAGTCGTGGCCAAATCAATCTCACTTCATTATTTCAATGGACGAAGTAAGGTGCTATCTAGTCTGTGGAGGCTTGATTTACCTTGTCACAGAAGAAAAAGATTATCCTGCACGGCCACCTGGCTGAGAAGTATCCCCACGAGATCACTGTCGAGGCCGACACTGTCGCCGAAGCCCTGCGGTCTCTTTCCACCATCCCCGAGCTACAGCCCCCGTCAGGCACCCCCTGGCCGGTGACCGTTCGCAATGTGTCGAACGAGATCGCCCTGTTTTCTGAGACATCGCTAGAGGAAATCCACGTCTACCCCCGGACCGGCGGCGCCAAGAAGGGGGGCCTGATGCAGGTTCTTCTCGGCGTTGTTCTTGTGGCGGTCGCAGTCATCAACCCGGTCGGGGCCATGGGGCTTCTGGGCCAGGTTGGCGTCACCCAAGGCATGCTTTTCACAGCCGGTGCGATGATGGCCCTCGGTGGGGTGCTTCAGATGTTGATGCCCACTCCTCAGGGTATGGAGGGTCAGAACGGGGACTCCTCTAAGTATCTCTCCGCGTCGGGCAACACCGTCCAGATCGGCACCCGCATCACCCTGGCCTATGGCAACAATCGAATTGGGGGCCACTATCTCTCCTTCGATGTCGATGCCGTCGATTGGGCCGGTGAGGACACCGAGGAGGGGGAAGTCTCCCTCGTCGGGAACAACGTATTTGTCGAGCATGACAAGACCCCGGTCCCGACCGTCCCGGTCCAACCCGTATTCAATTCCCCCGTGACCGGCCCGTCCAACGTGCCGGTATCAGCATGGAGCGCCGCCGTATGAAGAAGCTCACCGGATCGAAGATGGGCGGGAGCGGCAGCTCCCCTACGACCACCCCGGACACATTGCTGTCGCGGGACGTTGTCGAATTCCAGCTCGGCGTCTGTGAAGGGCCGATTGCTGGCCTGGTCAACGGTCCGAAGAGCTTTTATCTGGACGACACCCCACTGGTTTCACCTTCCGGCGAGAACAATTTCAACCCCTTCGAGCTTCATGTATATCACGGGGATGCCTCGGCATCGCGGATCTACAACGTCCTCGGCGGGACCACTTCCAACACCCAAGTGGGGGTGTCCCTGGCCCAGGATACGCCGGTTGTGCGGACCACCCCCGCGGCCCTTCGTGGAAACATCGACCGGCTCGAGGTGCGGATCTATTTCAACAGCCTGCTTCGGTCGAACGAGCGGGGCGACCAGTTGGAAGAGACGGCCCAATTCACCCTGAAATATCGCAAGGCCGGTGACCTGGAGTGGAAGCCTTTCTTCGAAACCCAGGACGGGGTCGGAGGCGTCTATGAGGCCACCACCCAGAGTGGTCTTGGGGATCGCGGTTCGCCTGCTCGTAGGACCACAACTGAAACTGAACTGGCCGAAGAGGGAACAATCGAGTTTCCGGACGAGATCAGCTCCGTCACACTTTCTGGTGGAACAGCCGACAGCTCTCGCCCTGGGTTTGATCATTCCAAGGTTGGAACCTACGGCACACTGTTCTTCAACACCACGACCGGAGACTATCTCCTAGAGCCGGATTATGACGCTCTGGAAACCGCGCCATACCCAGCACTGGACACTTTCGAGATCTCGGCCACGGGGCCGGGCAACTTTTTCTTTGATGGGGTGCTGAAGTTCAAGCAGCGCCACTCGCAGATCATGAGCCTGACCGGCAAGACCACCAGCGGTTACGCCAAGGAGTTCGTGCGAGGTGTCCCCAGGATCGACGATGACTGGGAAATCCAGCTGACCAAGATCAGCCCGGACAACGAGGAATTCTCCACGATCAACATGACCTGGGAGAGCTTCCAGTCGGTCACGACCGAAGACCGCTCCTACGACAACCTGGCAGTGGTCCGGGGGCTGGGGCAGGCGTCCGATCAGTTCTCTGGGATCCCTCGTTTCTCAGGTGTCTATGGCTGCCTCATGGTCAAGGTGCCCTCGAACTATGACCCGATCACGCGCCACTACGACGGTCCTTGGGATGGCACGTTCAAGATCGCTCATACCGACAATCCGGCCTGGTGTCTCTACGACCTGGCAATGAACACCCGCTATGGCCTGAAATACCACTACCCGCACCTGAAGGCAGACCGCTTTTCGTTCTACGAAGCTGCCCAGTGGTGCGATGTCCTCGTGCCACGTCCTGGTGGTGGCTACCAGCCGCGCTTCACCTACAACGACAAGATCGAGCAGCCACGTGACGCGATCGAGCTCTTCTACCAGATCGCGGCCATCTTTGGCGGCGTCCCGATCGAAGACCTCAATGGCACCATCAGCATCAAGGTGGACAAACCCGGCAACCCGGTCCAGATCTTCGGCCCGGAAAGCATCACAGCCGACGGCTTCCAGTATGCCTTCACCGACGTGTCTCAGCGCCCGAATGATCTCCAGGTCAAGTTCCTGAACCCCGGGTTGAATTTCGAAACTGACGTGCGGCAGGTTTTCGATCAGGAGCTCATCGACAGCCAGGGCCGGATCCCTGACGAGATGGTGGCTTTGGGCTGCAACGATCCCTTTGAAGCCCAGCGCAGGGGTTTTCGCCGCCTGCTCCAGGCCAACACCGAGATCACCACGGTCACTTTCCAGACGGCCCGGATGGGCCTGGGTCTGCAGTCCTTCGATCTGATTGGCATTGTCGATCCGCAAATGCGTTGGGGTGTCAGCGGCAGGATCAAGGCCCAGAATGGTAATAGCATCCTGCTGCGTGATCCCTTGTTCCTGCCTGTGGATCAGGATCTTGAATTCCAAATACAGACCCCTTCGGGGATCCACAGTCTCCAGGTTCAGGCCAACCAACCCGCGGCCACGGAGCTGACCATCGTTTCAGGCACCTGGCCCTCGGATGCGCCGGCCCGGGCCCAGTTCGCGATCCTGTCGCCCGAGACCGGTCTCGTGAAGCCGTTCCGGATCATGACCATTACCGAGAACTCCGAGAGCCCAGAGCTGCTGACCATCACCGCTCTGGAATACAACGTGAACAAGCACTCGGATGCCGACAACCTGGTATCCTCGGGCACGATCAACTATCAAGCCAATCTTGCTGACCGGCCGGCACGGCCGCGGATCTACAACGTCGAAAGCGGCAATGACCTCATCCGGCTTTCCGCCGACGGTACGGTCACACCGCGCGTCCTGGTCCAGTGGGAACAACCCCCCTCCAGCTTTGTCGAGAACTTCGAACTGAACTACCGCGTCCAGGGAGACGGCTCGGAACTGCAGACCCGTATGGTCACGGGACGCCAGGCATATATCGATGGTCTGGCTGAGGGTCAGGTGGTTGAGATTTCGGTAATAGCCATCAACATGCTGGGCCGCAAAAGCCCCCCGTCGAGCCAGAACATCCATACGGTTTCTGGCAAGACCACTGAGCCGACCCCTCCCGAGAACTGGCGCGTGGTTCCTGACGCATATTCCCTGGCCCTGACTGGTCAACCCAGCCCGGATCGGGATTTCAGCCACTATGAGTTCTATGGGGTGCCGGCCGAGGGCGAACCGGTTTTCCTCGATCAATCTGACAGCACCCGGTTCGTCTACACCCCCGAGGACAGCGACGACTTCGACCACTTCGACATCGTGGCGGTCAACCGGTCTGGTATCCGCAGCGCTGCGTATTCCCTGATGAACCAGGCACTGCTCCAGATTGAATCTGGCAAGCTGGGGGAGAGCGTCACGACCCTGATTGACGATGCCTCCCAGAGTGCGCTTGAAGACAAGATCGCAGCGGTCGAGGCCGCGGGAGAAGCCTTCGATAACGCCGAGGCTGCGATCGATGCCTCGCTGGCCGCGGCCACCGCCCGGGACCAGGCCGTAGGGGCAAAGGAAGCCGTCGATCTGGCCAAGGCCGCAGCTGATGCTTTCGCCGCTGCAGCGGACAGCTCCAGCACTGACGCGACTGTTGCAAAGAACGAGTCCGAGGCCGCGCGTGACGCCGCAGAACTGGCTCGGGACGCGGCCGACGCACTGGCCTCGTCGGCCTCTGATGCCAGTGTTGCCGCCGATCTGGCCAAGGATGCTGCTGAAGCTTTCGCCGACTCGGCCTCTGGTTCGAGCGCTGCCGCTGATCTGGCCAAAGTGGCCACCGAAGCTTTCGCGGCTTCGGCCGAGACTGCCAGTGGGGTTGCCGCTGATGCCCGGGACGCTGCTGAGGCTTTCGCCAATTCGGCCTCCGGTTCCAGTGACCAAGCCGACCTCGCCAAGGCAGCGGCTGAAGCTTTCGCCAGTGACGCTTCCACGGCCAAGGATGCTGCTGAGACCGCCAGCGGTCTGTCGGCTACGGCCCGAGATGCCGCTGAGGCATTCGCCTCCGCGGCCTCCGGCGCCAGCGATGCAGCTTCACTGGCTCAAGATGCCGCTGAAGCGGCAGCCCTTCTGGCAGATACTGCCAAGGGGGCCTCGCAGACGGCTCGGGACGAGTCCCAGGCCGCGCGGGATGCAGCTGAACTTTCCCAGGCGGCTGCACTGGCTTCCGAAAACAGTGCCTCCAACTCGGCCAGCGAAAGCGCTACCTCGGAGACCAATGCGGCGGCATCAGAAAGCGCTGCCGCGTCCTCAGCCACCACCGCTGCCACGGCTGCCAACGAGGCTGGCGACAGCGCAACGGCTGCTGCTTCGAGCGCCTCGACCGCGTCCACGAAGGCCACCGAGGCCAGCCAGTCGGCGAGTGCCGCAGAAGTATCCCTCCTGGCCGCAGAGACGGCCCAGGCCGGGGCCGAAACCGCTGAGACCAATGCAGCGACCTCGGAAACGAACGCAGCTGGCTCCTCAGCTTCCGCTTCCAGTTCTGCCACGAACGCTGCCAGCTCCGCGAGTGACGCTGGCGACAGCGCTGACGCGGCTTCGACCAGTGCTTCGACCGCTTCCACGAAGGCGACCGAGGCCAGCCAGTCCGCTGAAGCTTCTGAAACAGCCCAGCTGGCTGCAGAGACCGCCAAGGCTGGGGCCGAAACCGCTGAGACCAACGCGGCGCGGCCAACTCCGCGAATGAAGCCGGCGACAGCGCTGACGCGGCGTCGACCAGTGCTTCGACCGCTTCCACGAAGGCGGATGAGGCCAGCCAGTCTGCAACCGCAGCCACCACGGCCAAGAACGCGGCCGAGACGGCCCAGGCCGGGGCCGAAACCGCCGAGACCAATGCGGCGACCTCGGAAACGAACGCGGAAGGGTCCGCAGCTTCGGCGGGCACGTCGGCCACCAACGCGGCCAACTCCGCAAACGCGGCTGGTGACAGCGCTGATGC